TCACTAGTTGGCGCTTGATACTGTTTTACTTTTTGCATGTTAGTAAATCCTTATTAAATTTGAGATGTAAGTATTATATAGCATACTAGTTAAATATCAATACCCTAGCTAAGATAGTTCATTCTTTTGTACAAGCTAAGAGGTTTTAGTTTACTTCTGATAATGTATAATATGAAACAATCGGGGGCCCCTAGCAACCTAGAAGGCCGAAGGGGTTGCCCCTATCGCGGGGAGCTCTTTATACATATACACCGCCCATGTGTGTGGGGGCACTTTTGCATGCATCTTAGAGTATCATTGACCACAGAGCTAACAGGTATAGACATCTTTAAGAAGAACTTCTGAGCGAGAGAACTTTTACATGCATCTTAGCTAACCCGTACAACCACAGCTAACAGAACCATGTCCAAAAAATTTTTTGAAAAACCATATAAGCCTTTTATACAAAACTAGACGGCTAGCTAACGTCATCACCAAGGAGACACCCACCTAACTAAAAACCTAAATCATTTACCAAAACTGACTTGGCCTATAATGAAGTTATGATTTCTCCTGTATTATATTATGACGCAACCACTCCAACCTTCTCAACCAGACCAAGCACACCTCTCATTAAAGCAGTCGAGTCCAGTTCAGAATCTATCAAATCTGATGGGGGCATGTGGCTTCCACCAAGAGGAAGCGGTCGAGCGTATGATGACAGCTGGGTTAAAAGCAAACAAGAATTTTTCGCGTGAGCAAGCAGAGATTGAAGTATATGGTTACGCCAATTCAGAAGAAGGAGAGTTAGAAGCATTAGCTCAGATCAAGCGCCTTAGAAGATCTGGTATAGTATCGAGGACAACTCAGCTAGCTACGTTGAAAGGGATGGTCTTAGATTACGAGAACGGGGTTTATAAGAAAGGGCTCACAGCTTTGACTGTTCTTAAGGCGATGGAGTTATTAAATAAGATGAACGGTTACGAAGCTCCAGAAGTTCACGAGCACAAACATGAACACGAGCATGAGATAGTTACATTCCCAGTAGTCGAGCAACCATTTAAGGGAGAGCTTGAACCTTTACAAGTTACGGACATGGACGAAAACGTAAGAGCAAAGAGAAATGAAACTATGACTCAAACTCAAACCAACACAGACCACACCCAAACCACAGAGATAATTGATATAGAACCTTCAAGTCCAAGCGAAGGCTTGACCATGGAAGATGATTGGTAGAATTTTAAATCAAGATTATAAGCACTCACAACCAAAAGGTTTTATATTATGCTAAGAGATTTACAGTACATCGAATGCGTTACGCGCCTAGCTAACCCTAAATTTGATGAGTCAAAGTCTATAGACGAGAATAAATTAGCGGGTCAAGAGAAGTTTGTAGATCAAATTATCTACGTTCAACCCCAAGATATTACAATGTTTTACCGCCTGCACGATGAAAACGACACAGCGTGTGCTTTTGTTAGAGGGATGACAGACCTTCCAGTAGCTGTAAAAGGCGTTAACTTAAAGAAATTAGCGGGAGCAATTAAGAATTTTTAAATAAAGTAGAATAAAATAATAGACACTTCACTACCACGTGCTTGACGTATCGTCTACGTTAAGTACGATGGTATCAATACGTACCCACATTAGCTTTAGATTATGTCAATCACTCCAAGCCAAAAACGAAACCACGAAGGCAAGACTAAGTTTAAAGGCTCAGTCTCAGGTGAGGTGTTAACCTCTGGAACTGATGAAGTTATTGCTATGCAAGATGGTGCTGGTAACGACGTGGTAGTAGGTGGACTATCTATCGTATGCACTGATGCTCTGGGCATAAAGTTAAATGAAGAGACAAATGTTCATCAATTTGCTGCTGGCGACAAGTTTACCTTTGAGGGTATAGATATCAGAAAGATTACAGTAGTAGAAACAGCTGTGACTATTAACTACAAAGGGTTACACTACTAATGAAATTTGGCTACACTAATGGGTTTGGTGTAGGTAGTGGAGTTACAGGCTACCCTGAAGAAGGTGGAGTCGAACCCACTATTTTAAGAATCAACACCGAGAACGCAGGCACATCAGCCTCAGACTCTTTCACGTTAGCTCTTAAGTCAGACCAGACTTACGACTTTACAGTTGATTGGGGTGACGGTAACATAGAGGCTATAACTAGCTCTACTAACCAAGTTCACCAGTATGACACAGCTGGGTTCTACGACGTTAAGGTTATTCCTCAAGAAGATGGCACAGGCTTTCCGGGTTTCTATTACGTGGGAACAAACGACGACACTAAGATAACTCAGCTTAGGCAGTGGGGTGGGATTAAATTCTCATACTTCGCTGACTCATTCTGGGGTTGTAGCAATATGGAAATGTTAGCTACTGATGCATGTGATGTTGACGCAGTGGAAAGTATGTATAGAGCATTCAACTTCTGTTCTTCTATGGTTAACCCACCTATATTTAAAAGCACTGCTAACGTGACCACGATGGGTCTTATGTTTGGTAGCTGTACTGGTTTAACTGCCCCTGCTGTCACATCAAACCTTACTAATTGTACTGTTGTAACAAGCATGTACTCAGGGTGCACTAGCCTCGCTAGTTTCCCAGTCATGGATTTCTCTTCGTCTTCTGTTATAGCGGCGGCAACCTTCTTAAATGGGTGCTCTAGTTTAACTGGCGCGGCTCCATCTTACGATATGAGTAGCTTCACTTCTGCTAATAAATTCTACTCTAACTGTTCAGGTATTACTTCTATACCTTATTGTGATACTGGTTCAGTAACAACTGGGTCAGGTTTGACTCAAATATTCAATGGTTGTTCGAGTGTAACTACTTTCGGTGGTCTTAACTTCGCAGGTATCAATGGTTCAGCTGGTGGATCTCACTTCACTGGGTGCTCAAGTGCCACAACCATATCAGCTCTAGATAATATGACAAATGTAACGAGTGGGTTTACATTCAATGGAATGTCTTCTATGACAAGCTTCCCAGCTGTTGATGTATCTTCATTTACTAACCTAAGTGACTTCTTCAAAAATTGTTCTTCAATGGTTACTGCTCCATCACTGACTACTACAGCTTGCACTGATATGGGGTATATGTTCTATGGCTGTACTCTCTTGACCACTGTGCCTGTTTATGATACGGCGGGAGTGTTGAGCATGGATTATTGCTTTCAACTTTGCACCTCACTCACAACAAACCCTGCTTGGGATTATTCTGATGTGACTAATCCAAGAGCTATGTTCTTGAGTTGTTCAGGTCTTACTAGTGCATCAGCAATGGATTTCAGTTCTGCAACTACTTTGTCTAGCTTGTTCGCTTACTGCTCAGATTTAACTACATGTGGAACATTAACTACATCAACTTCGCTTACTGTATTAAGTAGCTTATTCAATGGCACTGGAATTATAGACGCTCCAACAATAACAGTCACAAGCAACGTTACGAACTGGGCTAGCATGTTCTTGAACTCGTACGTTGAGACTTGCCCGACTTACGACACAAGTGCGGCAACTGATATGAACCAGATGTTTAAAGATATATATAGTTCAACTCTAGACATACCTGCTTTCGATTTCTCCAATGTCACTAACCTATTAAGGTTTGCGCCAGGATTAACCGCTGGATCAAGAGGTGCTAGGAGTCTACCAGCTATCAATGCTCCAAATTGCACAACTGCTTACCTCATGGGATACACAAATCCTAATTTGACTAGTGTCGGTACGCTTACGATAGGTGGTGCGTCTACTTGTAATTGCTCATATATGTTCTGGGGAAGTGCTAACTTGACTGGTTCAATAACAATGGTGGCTGGATCTGGTGTAAACAATATGAGTTACTCTTTTAGGGGGACTGGTATAACAGGAATCACATTAACTGGAACGTCAGGAGTTACTAGTTTTATAGAAGCTTTCTATCTAGCCTCAAGTTTAGCTAGTGTCAATTTAATTGATACAAGCGCGGCGACCAACTGTACTGGCATGTTTAGGTCTTGTACTGCGCTTGAAGGGTTTGCTATGCCAACCTTTGACCTTGGCGCAATGACTACAGGTACACTTATGTTCAGCGGTTACGCTATGACAACAGCAAGCTGGGATGATTTGCTAGTAGCCACAGAAGCTAACAACACTGACCTAGACTGTACTTGGCATGGTGGTAATGCTACCTACACAGCTACGGGTGAAACTGCTAGAGATTTACTAACTGGAAGAACTCCGGGCTGGTCAATTACAGACGGTGGATTGGAGCCATAATGAGTATAATCACACCAAATGAAGACGGTAAATCTGATTGCTCGGATGAGCATTGGGTTATTAGACACAATGGAACTGAGTTACTTCAATTCGAGTATCATGAGGGGAGAGTGACTACTCCAGATACTTTGGAATGTTTCGACGATGAAACAGAAGCTAGAGAGCGCGTAGCAGAACTAGGACTCACTGACCCAGATGGATTGCTTGATGAGAACGATTAGAGTAGCTGCCTTAGATGACCAGAAGGATATTCTGTTTGCACTAGAGATGCACGTAGCTCAGTACAACAAGAAGACTACTGACGGGATTCACGTAGAACTAGATCCTTACTCAGATCCTGATGAGTTCTTAGCAAACTACAACCACGACCTAGCAGTACTTGATATCGACCTAAGAAATCCAGAGTTAGATGGGTTCGACGTAGCTAGATTAGCCTACAAGATCCACCCTAAAGGGAACTTTATCATGAGAAGTTCTAGCATAACAGAGGAAGATGAAGATAATCATGAATGTTTGATGGGGAAAGTAACAGGATCTAACTTTGTTAGCGAACTAGTGAAACGTTACTTAGATATGTCGGTCAGCTTGAAGACTAGGATATCTAATAAAATAGAGGTCTTTGACCAAGCTAGGGTTTTCTCAAACGCGCATGCACATGCAATTTAATGACGAAGAGGAAACAAAGGTACATACGGTGTTTGAAGGATTATCAGATGAAGAGATTGCTAATAACGCAAAGCTAGAATCTCGTATTAAGAAAGTTGTTAACAGCTTACCTATGCCTCAAAAGCACAGAGAGCTAGTCAGTGAGATCATAATTCAATTAGCTAACGAGCTAGTAGATGATAAGCTAAAGAGATTTGGTGAGAGGCTTGGAACCCTAGAAGAATCTAGGAAAGATGACAAGCACGAACGTGAGATGAAAGACAAGGACCAAGACGGCGTGATGGAGAAACTAGAAGAGAGGTTGGAAGGTAAGGTTCAATCAGCTATCTACGTGGTTTCAGTAGTTGGGTTCTTTGTTGTCGTGGCAGCTACCATCATAGCAGCAGTGTTGTAAGATGCCTACTAGATTAAGATCCACTAGCCAGAGTGACATTAATATGGCGCTCAGTGAACTTGAGCGTGAACTCACAAACAAGGTAAGGGATCTTAGAGACCAGATTAAAAGAGAGCTAACCCACTCAGGTAGCTCTAGTTCACCTCCGGGCTCAGCAGGATCTGACGGATCATCAGGGACTCAAGGTCCACAGGGTGAGACAGGTGAGACAGGTGAGCAAGGGCCTCAAGGATTACAAGGACCAGCAGGAGTAGACGGTGCTGACGGTCAGACTGGACCTCAAGGCCCAGCAGGTCCGATAGGTCCACAAGGACTGCAAGGTAACACAGGACCACAAGGAGCTCAGGGTTTAAGTGGTGTAGGAAGTACAGGACCAGTTGGACCTACTGGACCAGTCGGACCTCAAGGCCCAGCAGGGGCTAGTGGCTCAGCGTCAGATGAACTAAGGAAGTCTCACATTGACTCTGTAGATAGCAACTTAACATACTTTGGGTCAGCGCCTATAGGTTCATTAGATACAGAAGCAGTTTGGACAATCTTTAGAATAGATGAAACCAACTACCCGTCTATAAGAACTAACGCGGTAGCTAACAGTCAATGGGCGAACGTGGAGATATTAACTTATAGTTAGATGAAAGGTATCCCATTCAAACGAGAGACTTTACAAGATGTCCACGACAACTCCGACAACGGAGTCATCGTAGGAAGTATTCAGTGGGATGAGTTCAGATATTTAGACACTGAGACAGGCGGCCAGAATAATACACTTATCGGTGAGCTGTGTGGATTTACTAACACAGGTGTTAATAACACAGGTGTTGGTGAGCGAGCTCTAGAGAATCTTTTGGGTGGTGGCGCTAATACTGGTCTTGGAATGAGGGCGCTTAGAAATGTTACTACAGGAAGCTTCAACACTGGTATTGGAGCTGAAGCCCTTCATGGAATAACGACAACTAACGATAATGTTGCTGTAGGCTACCGAACCCTAAGAGAAACTACTGGCACAGGTAACTTCGGAATGGGAACCAACGCTCTTAGGTTCAACACCCAAAGTTATAACATGGCGATTGGCGATAGGGTTATGTATAGTAATATCAATGGAGTGAATAACACCGCCGCAGGTTATCAAGCTGGTTATTACAATCTTGGTTCTAGTAATGTGTTCCTCGGAAGAAGAGCAGGATTTAATGAGACGGGTTCAAGTACACTATATATTGAGACAAGCGAAAGATCAGACCCATTAATATATGGGAATTTTAGTACTAGAGATATAAAAATAAATGGATCTCTAGAAAATACTCAATCGGTTAGACACAGCGCAATCGAAACAGTCACAGCTTCTAGTGACACTTTGGGTGATACGAACTTCATAGTCTTATGTGACTGTTCGAGTAACGCCATTACAATTAACCTACCAACTGCCGTAGGTAATGAAGGCCTTACATACAAGATAAAGAAAATAGACAGCTCTTCAAATGTAGCTACTATTGATGGTAATGGCACAGAGGAAATAGATGGAGCTTTGACGATGGACTTAGAATATCAACACGAAGTTGTCGAGCTTGTATCAGATGGCGCAAACTGGTGGATAATATAAAATGACTGAGCTTAGAAAAGGAATACATGGTGTTGTTTCGGATGATAATTCATCTACTACATTAATCACTAATGGAAGCAACTTCACTGGATCATGGGAAGAAGTTACGCAATATCAAGCTATAGTAGTCGCGGTCAAGACAGATCAAGACGGATACTTTGAGGTTCAGTATAGCCCAGACGGTATTAATGTTGACTCTACTTTAACCAAGCAGTATCGAACAAGTCAAATTGAAGCGCCTCATAGATACACTAATACTAGAAAATATTGTAGAGTTATCTTCTATAATAACTCTGGAACAGACCAAACATATTTTAGGCTTCAAGTTACGCTTGGCGAGAGGAATGATTTAAACACCACTCTTAATTCAACCTTAGCTCAAGACTTTGATTCTGTGAGCGTTAGACCATCGGATTTTCATGCTGAAGTAGCACTAAACAGAAGACAAGGGGCATCTACTTGGAATAAGTTTGGGTATAATCTAGATGTTGATTCAGCTTCCCCAGAGTTAATAGCCTCATGGGGTGGAACATTTCAGTATCTAACCACGGGTGAAACTATTGATGTCGTGTCTAATGACACAAATGATATTAACACTACAGGCACAGGGGCGCATGGTGTTGTTGTGTATGGAGTAGATGAGAACTGGGAAGAGCAGGTAGAAGTTGTCTTCCTGAACGGAACTACAACTGTTACCACCACATCCCAATGGATCGGAATAAACAGAATCGCAGTCTATTTAGCTGGCAGTGGTCAGAAGAATGCTGGGACCATATCAGTCACAGCAACAACCGCAGGTTATGATATGGCAGAGATGCCAGCCGAACAAGGGACTAGCCAGCAGATGATATTTTATGTACCAGCAAAGCATCAATTTTTACCTGAGTGGTTACACTTCAATGCTCTTAAAACTTCAGGTGGTAGTAAGCCAGAAGTTAATGTGTTGGGTTATGTCTACTCGGATGTGTCGAACGCTGAGTATGAAATATACAGAGGAGCTATGGATATCTCTATAGTAAATGATATTGATGTCGCTCCACCTGTCCCATTCGTTGTGGGTGAGAAAAGCATATTGTGGTTTAATTGTGACACCGACACAAGCAACACCAGTATTAAAGGACGATTTTCAGGCGAATTAGTAAGGGACGTTGACGGGTAATGGCATTAGTTTTAAAAGCAGGTAAATCATATTCAGCATCGTTAGGTGATGCCTTCGGGTTTCCTATGGTTGGCTCGGACTTCTATGCTGTGATTGACCAAGTGGAATACAACAAGGCAGAGAAGAGATGTTCGTTCTCAGTTCTGATCTATGCAGATTCAGTCTCTCGTACTGCTAACAAGAATCCAATGGACGTTGCTTCTTTTCATTTCGATGAGGCTAAGTTCAATGAACATGTTGGGAATGACGGAATGACGATCCCAGAAGCTTACGCTTACACTTTAAATCAAACAGGGTTTGCGCACTGGGAGTCTGATGAGTAATGAGCTAGGGATACCGGCATTACCTACAGGACTAACACTGTTGGGAAAAGTATATGCGGCTGATGCAACACAGGAAGGATCTAACGTATCCATGACTGAGGGTGCTAGTGGTGTTTACAAAGGTGACTTTTCTCTAGCTGCTGTAGCTGATGGTGAGTACATGATTAGCTACGAGACAGCTACTAAGAAATACGGATATGGGTTTTTATTCGTTCGCAACAATGCTTCGGTATCTCAGTATGAATTTGAGAAGAAGTCTGAAGCTGATACTAGACAGACTGCTTTGATCACAGAGATCGACGCAAACGAAACCAAGATAGACGCTCTAGAAACTAAGGCTCAGGCTGACACAAGGCAATCTACCCTTGTGTCTGAGCACGATGCAACTCAAACGGATATTGCGAATCTAAATGATTTGTCTGTAGATGATGTCTGGGATGAGGTGATTGATAATGTAAATCACAACACAGCCAAGTCAGCAGGAAAGAGATTGCGACAGGCAGGCACTTCTCTTGCTGTAGAGGGTACAGTAGATGATGTCTCTCCAACTACAGGGTCTTTTGTTTCTGATCTCACTCAGACAAATTCAAGCTTTTATGCAGACCAGACTTGCATTTTTGTCGATGGAGATTTAGAAGGTCAAGCTAGAGTGATTACTAGCTATGACTCTGGAACTAAGGTTTTGACATTTGATGAGCCTTGGACTGTGGCTCCAGCTAATGGTGATGAGTTTGAAATCAAGGCAGATCATATACATCCAGTATCTCAGATTCAAGATGGATTAGCTACTCAGGCCAGTGTTGATTTGATTGAAACTAAGGCTCAAGCTGATGCTAGGCAAGCTACCTTAGTAGCTGACATTGACGCTACTGAAACCAAAGCAGAAGCTGATATCAGACAAGCTATATTAGAAGCTGACATATCAGCACTGGATGTTAAGCTCACTGACGTTCAACTTAAACAACTGACTAAAGAATTTTATAAACTAGTAGAAGGATATGAGGATAGCTAATGCTTGACGCAGCCCTAAGTCTAGCCACTGCTTCGGGTGGTGGCGCAATCCTTGGTCTAATTGGCAACTGGATTGCAGGAAGTGTTGAGAAGCACAAGATGACCCTTGAGGCTGCAAGGCGGTCGAATCAACAAACGATAGATGGAATCAGAGATCATGCTAAAGAATTTAAAATCAGTGAGGCTTATAAAGTTATTAGAAGACTCAAGATCTGGGGCTTTGAATGGACTCATGAATATACGAAAATCCCTAAAGCTATTAATCCTCCCTTTGCTTCTAGCGTCTTGCTCATCACGTGGACCTACTGTGCATGCACCCTCGTCTGCTTCTTACTTGGGGATATCATCGTTGCAACACAAAATCCAACAGCTGAACCAACAGTCACGTCATGGGCATGGGGTGCATGGAGCCAGCAACATTCAAATGACACTATCTCCGTGGTCACGTTCGCGAGCGTGGGAACGTATATGGCACACTTTCTCGCTTTCATCTTATCTGCCGTCATCACAGGAGTCGTCCCTAAAAGAGGTTAGTGGTGGAAACATCAGTTCCTCTGGTAACATAGACCCCAGCAAGGAGCTACCAAAATGACGTTAAGCCTATCTTTATTCCCTCAAGTACCGCCATCTCGTACTGCTCTTACTAGTGCAGAGGTCAACGAGTACATAACAAACATAACTTGGGCTAACTTTCAGGCAGTTAAAACACTGCTAGATTCGGTAGAGTCTCAACTTAACCTGCTTCCTGTTACTACAAGAAGCGCGTCTCTCCCTGATTCTGCTAACTTATTAGACAGATGGGTGGATACAAGCTCCAACGATCAAGAGAAAATATGTACTAGTGCCTATGATTCAGGTGAAGGTGAAGCTGGGGACTGGACAAGCATGAGAGATTCAGCTACGTTAGCTGTAGCTCAAACAGCTGTCTCAGATGCAGCAGATGCTAAACTCCTTAACGCTGCTGATTACCCTAGTGCCTACACTCAGGACTGGCTATTCGTTAACACAGCCACAGGTGCTGTTTCAGTTTGTATTGAAACTTACGACGCTTCATTCTTAGGTGACAGAGCTACAAAGTTCCAAGCACTGGTAGATCAATCATCAGCCACAGCTATAGGAAGTTTACAGGCAGCAGTAGATAATTTCTCAGCAGATGGCGTGATATCTAAGATTGAGAAGCGAGCTCTTCAGGGTGAGTGGACTCAGATTCAATCTAATAAAGCATTAGCTGATGGACTGGCTACTACTTTAGGTCTTGAAGCTGATGCTGATTACTTAGCACTAGTCTCATCTTACACCGTCCTAGATGGCTACCTAAATACAACACTACTTATCTTTGATGACCTAGATTCTGACACTAGCCTTACAGGTGCAGGCAGTACAAGGACTGAATGGAATACAAGATGGGGTGATTTCTACACTAAGATGGCTACATTCTCAACGACTGTAAGTGGTTCTCTTAAGACAGATATCAACAACGTACAATCTGATGAGACCATAACTGAAGCAGAAGCTAGAGATTATGAGCTCAGATGGAACTACGAAGTTCAGAACTACGCTCAGCACCTAAGCACTATTGATAAGCTAGATGCTTCAGGGTCTATTGATAAGATCACGAATGCTGAATGGCTAGCTTATGACTTAGCTTACAACAACATGAACACCTACCTGAATACTCAGTTAGATCTGTTCAACGTAGTAGCTTTCCCTTATCAGTTAACCACAGGTAGCAGTTCAGCTACTGAGTGGAAGGCTTATTGGAATGCGCTATCAGAAGCGGAGAGAGCAGTCTCAGATCTAGTTAATGGTACATTCTCAACTCAGATTGATTCATTAGCTGATGATGGAACTATCTCAAAGGGTGGTGAAAAGATCCTAGCTACTCAAGCTTGGGGTGGAATCTACGGTACTGATGGACTGGACGGTGAATATGCACTCCTAACCAACAGAGCTAACTCATTAATCTCAGCAGGGAACACTACATTAGAAGGCCCAAGAGATTCATTAACTCTAGCTTACACAGGGCTTAAGGCTTACTTAGATGGGCTAACTGATTTTTACACCACTACTGTAGACACTGTTGTTATCAACGCAACATGGGATTCAACTTGGAATTTATACTACACTAAATATGCCGCATTGGATAAAGCTGCTTCTGATATCGCAGACACTGATATCGGCTTGGTATCTGGTCTCGTTAATGATGAAGCTATCACAGCGGGAAAAGAAAAGCAAGAGCTTATTGAGCTCTTTGATAGAATCACCCTTGAAAAGACCAACATGGTCACGAGGTCAGCAGTTGGAATTGGCGCAGACAACACAACATACGTTACGGCTTATGATGATCTCAAGACTTTTCTGTATGGTTTGTTTGTTGACACAGGCGATGGTGCTTTATTTAATAACAAAGATCTAGGGGCTACATCAGTTAACAGATCTGTATGGAAGCAGAAGTTTGATACCTATTATGAGAAGCGTGAAGAACTAGAAACTTCTATCATCCAGAACAACGTAACAAATCTTAACAGAGACAGTGCAGCTATTCCTAACATGGCGACAGATGGGACTATTAGCTCTGAAGAGAAGTACGTAGCTAAGACTTATTGGAATGTGATCTTCGGTGCTGATGCACTACCTGATGACGACGGTGAACATGATGCTTTATCTACTCAGGCTACAGCATTAAGTGTTACTCAATCTTATATTGATAACTTCGATGACGCTTTCATTAGACTATGGAACTTTCTAACAGATGATAGCCATGGTGCTCCTCTGTCTGAGACTACTACATTAGATCTCTTTGATGACATGGGTGCTGATGCAACTCTCGATGCACCCCAGCAATCTTACTGGCAACAGTACTGGTCTGAGTATTACAATCAAAGAGACACCATCACTCAACAGATTCAGACTGCACTACAGGCAGACCTAGACGCTAAGCTACCTAGAGATGGATCATTAGCTATGCTAGGTGGCCTTAACATGGGAGGTTTCATAATCTCTAACATGGCTCAAGCAGCTGGAACAGGTCAGGCAGTAGAGTTCGACCAGATGAACGCAGCTATCTTGGTTGAGACCAACGCTAGAACAACAGCAATAGGAGTTCACGCAGCTTTAACAGCATCACATGGCGTGACAGAAATAGCAGGACTCAATGAAGTCCAGACTTTTACTAATAAAACCCACACATCACCTGATATCAACACACCTGATATTGACGGTGGAACTATTGATGGTGCTATTATTGATGGAGCTTCTAATTCATTCCCTGACTTTGCAGTTAATCAAGCAACTACTAGCTTAACCCCTGCCAGTAACACAACATTCCCTTCTACTCTAGCAGTCAAGACTTATGGTGACGCTAACTGGGGTGGTGGTGGAGGTGGCGGGGGCGCTTCAGGTACAGGCAGTAAGATGCATACTGTCACACTAACAGATAGTCAAACAGGGACTAACCAAACATGGACATCTCCTTTGATAGGGACTAGGATTGATGTCACTGATCCTGAATATTCTAACTCAGCTTTCAATTATGAGTTTGTCATAAACACAGATGGTGGGTCTAGCAGGATGGCTTTTGTGACTGGTGTTATATCAAAAGACGCAGGAGGAGAACCTTTTGTTACTTTCTCTACGAACACACAACATGTATCAGGTATAACTAATGGGATGGTTTTTGATGTTAGTTCAGCAACACTATCCACTGATTTAGCTCAAACACCAGCACTTGTCAGAGTAGAGACAGCTAGCTCCCCTGCTATAGATGACTTGGTTATCATTAGAGACGATACAGCAAATGAGCTATGCTTTAAAATGGAGGTGACATTCGACACTAGTATCACAGATCACAGAACTACATGGGTCATGAATGGGATAAGGCAATATTCCGGTACTGATATTGTTAGTTCTCAAGGCGTTTCTGCTATTGGAATGGAAATCCAAAGCGCGGGGTCTACACCTCAAGAATACGCATGTTTTATCGGTGAAGCTCAAAACCATGCAGGTAAGACACAATGGGATAGTGCATTAGTGGGCACAAGGATAGATATAACTGATGGTGCATACTCTGCATCAACTTTTAATCTAGACATAGTAGGTCATATTTTAATAGAAGACACCCAAGTACCTTTTATGGAAGTGTCAGGTACAATAAAGAAACAAGCAGGTGGTGAGCCTTATATTGTATGGCAAGGGTCAGTGGATAACTGGTCTGGTGTAGGTCATGCAGCCGCTGACATGGTAGGTGACACTGTGACATTAGATGCAGATTATTCAGAGATAGATTTATCTTATAGGTCATGGGTTGGCACTAGCTTTGGATCTGAGTTCAGAATAAGCAGAGTTCATGACTCTGATGAGCTATGTTTTAAACTATCTTTTCTAGCATCATCCAGCAGAACAGATGTACTATTTGGGTTTAAGGTATCAGGCACTAAGACCTATGGAGGTACGGATATTGTATCTTCTAATGGTACAGAATTTTAAATTATATTATGAATTATTATGCCACAAAAGATTATATGGAAGCCAAACCCCGGACCTCAGACGGATGCGTTCTTAGCGCAGACTGATGAGGTCTTCTATGGTGGAGGGCGTGGGTCAGGAAAAAGTTCTTGGCTCTACGGTAAAGTAGTAGATCACGTACAAAGATATCGAGGGAAGTCTAAGATGATCTTCTTTCGTGAGAACTTTGATGACCTAGCTGACCTTATAGATAAAGGTAAGGACATATTAGAAGAGCATGACCTAGCTACTTTTGTGTCAGGTCAGACCAGAACCTTCAGATTCAAAGGCCCTTTCGAGGGTGCGTGGCTCAAGATGAGACAAGTGGAACACATTGATGATGTAAAAAAATATAAGGGTCACGAATACACATTGATCGGATTCGATGAGATCTGTGACTTCAAGCTCCCGTTTGAGACACTTCATGATACTTTTATGGCTACGCTTCGTAACCCCCATGGAATCAAAGGGCAGGTTATATACACAGGAAACCCCGGAGGTTTTAACCACAACGCCGTTAAGGAATATTTCATAGATCCATGGCCTACTGGTAGAAGGATCATACAGAATGAGTACGGTCAGACTAGAGTATTCTTTCAGTCTACGGTATTGAACAATCCAATGCTAGCTAACGACGAAAACTACATGCGCCAGCTAGAAACTATCAGAGATCCTGCATTAAGAAAGGCTTGGCTCTACGGTGATTGGAACGTAGCACTAGGTGCAATGTTCGCTGACGTATGGGATAAAACCAAACACCAATTAGATTTCTCAATAATGGATAGTGATATCCCTGTCCACTTCCCACGCTATCGCTGTCTTGACTGGGGTAGTTCTACTCCTTTCAGCTACCTAAGATACTTCATATCTACTGGTGAAACACTGAACAACGGGATGTGGTTTCCTAAAGGTGCTATCGTTTTCTACGCTGAGTATTATGGGTGGCAGCCCGGAATGAAGAAGAACGAAGGGCTTAAGCTTTCCTCTGAGCAGGTGGCTACGGAGATTAAGAGGCAAGAAGTAGCGTCAGGTTATCACCACTTAATAGAAGCAGGCCCTGCGGATACCCAGATCTTCCAAGTTCTAGATGGTACACCTATCTATGATTCATTCTTTAAGCATGACATTAAATTCGCGGCAGCTAACAAGGCAGCGGGTACGGATGCAGTAGGTTGTGAGAGAATCAGGACCAGACTAGTAGGGTATGACGACCACCCAGCTCTGTTCTTTACTAGAGATTGTGTCAACGCCATAAGAACTATACCTTCTTTGGCTAGAAATAAGCTACATCAGGATAAACTAGCACCATATCAAGAGGATCACAGTTTTGACTGCGTTAAGTATGTGTGCTTGGCAGCTGAGAAATTACCTGATACTCAGGCAGATATAGTACAAACCAAAACATATCAAGACGAGTTCTTGAGACAACTGAATGAAGAGGACTAAGCATGCAGGGTAATTCAAACGTAATACTACCAGCTCATGTACAGGGAATTAGCAAACCCAAAGACACTAAAGAGCCTGAAAGTTCTCTGTTCGTTACACTAAGTAGACTTCTAGAATCATGGAAGACTTACAGAAAGAATACAGTCGAAGGTGATTGGAACAGAGCCTTTGATAACTTCAAAGGAAAGTTTGATGACAGCTTAGATAAATCATACGGTCAAGGCTCAGGGTGGAGATCAAAAGCTTTCTACCCATTGACTGAACAGAAGGTGATGGGTGCTCAAAGCCAGTTACAAGATATCTTATTCAAAGGCATGGCCTTCCCTTACAACATTAAGAACTCTCCGATCCCAGATAACCCAGAGCTATCAGGGCTTACTAAGGATCCAGCTAACAAAACAATTGACCCTAACGCACCTGATAAATCAGCAGAGATAAAAGCTTTTGAAGAGAGAATGAAGAACATGAAGAAGGTTCTTGATGATCAATTAGTAGAAAGTGATGCAGCTTCTGTAGGGTTGATGAGTATATTTGATGGGGCTTTGTACGGCTCATCATTTTTCGAGTGCCCTAAAACTGTCAGAAAGAAAAGATATATATGGGATAAAGGAAAGAATGGGAACTACACTAAGAAAGAAAAGTTTGAAGACGTACCTACTGTAGAGAGATTAGATCCTTGGGATTGCTGGGCAGATCCAGAGTGCCAAGGTAATATCCAAACAGGGTTAGGTTTCTTCCACAGACAGAAGCTATCTATAGTAGATGTGCAAAAACTTTATAACCTAGTCTTCGACGTAAAGACAGAAGGCACAGCAACAGGAACTGAATCACATGATTATATCTACAATAAATCGGAGTTCGATGCACTCCTTTCAGATATCACCGATAACGGATACAAAGGACATAGGCCAGAGGTCAACTCGGCGACAGATCCAAAAGAAGCAGAAGAGAACAGAGTCTACCATGTGTACACCTTTTCAGGAGCAGTTAAGAATAGCCTTCTTAAGGAGTTCATGGAAGTAGAAGGTAGAGATGAGTTTCATTCAGAAGCTATCATAACTTTCTGCAACGGTAGGGTTATCAAGTCCGTACTGAATCCTTATCCCGGAGGTAGGAGGCCTTACCACATGTCTCCATGGACAAGAATACCCGGAAGTCCTTACGGTAGAGGCGTAGCTGAGAAGATCTTTGACGCTCAGAAGAACGTGAACCGTTTGATGAGAATGTACATCGACAACAAGAGGTTATCTGGAAACATGATGACAGCTATCGACAAGAAGAAGCTGGCCAAGGGATCTAAGCTAGATGTCTACCCCGGAAAGAACTGGGAATTTGACGGTGGCTATGCAGAGAATGACGTGAACAAAGTCTTACAACCTATCTTCTTTCCTGATGTAACTGATGGTGTGCTTAGTGCAATCAGTACCATGGTTGAATGGGCAGATGTTAGTTCAGGTGTACCAAGAATCTTAGAAGGAAACGCAGGCGCGTCTAGTTCTACAGCTTTCTCGGACAATCAAAGACTGATGGCAGCTAGTAAACAGCTTGGTCTAGTCTTAAAGAACTTTGACATCTACGCTTGGGTTCCAATAGTAGAATCTTTCTATGATTGGAACATGGAGTTCAATAAGGACACCACTATTAAAGGTGACTTCTCTATTGTGGCTACTGGTTTCTCTACGTTTGAAAGTAGAAACATGAGAAAGGCTGAGCTAGAAAGAATCATGATGATCAGTCCACAGGTTCCAGAGTTAGCGGAAAGAGTTAAGCCTGAACCACTAGTGAATGACTGGAGTGAAGCAGCTGGTGTAGATCCAGAAAGATATTTGTTAACTGAGAAAGAAGTGATGGCTAAGAGCCAATCACGTCAGCAAGAAGAAGTAGCTCAGGTCCAAGGCCAACTACAGATGCAATCAGAGATGGCTGCAATGGAGCATGAGCGCAAGAAAGAATTACTCATACTAGAGAATCAGGTTAGTGGTGCAGTAAGAGCAGAGCTTGAGAGTATGAAGTCCCAGACTAAACTACTAGTGCAGCAAACGAAAGAGCAACATGAAAAGCTCATAGCTTTAGCTAATATAGAATCCAAATCAAAGGAAAAACCAAATGGAAGAGGAAACAAAAATAGGGGCGGTAGAGGAAATCCTCAGTAACGAGGAGATCCTTAGCCTAGCCACTAGGCCCGAAGTTAAGAAACTAGTCGAGTACTTAAAAGCTAGACTAACAGAAACTAGGGCTACAGTAGACACTGTTAGTCAGACGAGCCTGCCCAACTTACAGGGCAGGATCATAACACTAAAAGAAATTATAGACCTATTTGAGGATATTATAGATGAGTCAAGGAGTTGATAATGCCGGAAGCGGAGAACAAACCCAAGCCAACCAAGAAGAAGGACCAAGCCAAGGGAGTCTCACCGACGCCCAAATCTTCGCCCAAGAAGCAGCCAAGCTCACCGAAGGCGGTGACCTCGGAAGCGGAAACCAAGAAACCAAAATCGACAGAATCGACAACAGCTTCGACCAAGCCCCAGCTGAAAGAAGTGAAGAAGCCCCAGCCGCAGAAGCCCCAGCCAGTCCAGAGCAAGAGCAGGAGCCGACGAAACCGGAGGTAGATTCAGCCGACGGAGTAGAAGGCGACGACAAAAAAGAGCGCAACAGTTGGAAAGAGTGGAAGACTAAGTACGAGAAAGAAGCTCAGGATAGAATTGATTTAGAGAACAGGCTAGCTGCCCTAGAGCAGCAAGCTAACACTAATAAAGAGGAACCGGAGGCAGCTAAGGAGCCAGAGGCTGAACCTGAAACACCTTTCGAGGCGACACAGGAAGTTAAAGATTTACTTGACTACACTCCGGGTCTTAAAGAATACATGCAGCACGAGATAACAGAGGCTGCAAAGTCCATGACTCGTGAGATCATTGATAATAAATTATCTGAAAGAGACGCTCAGGCTACCCAAGCACAAGAGCAAGAAGTCGTCAAGAAAAATGAGTCTACATTTTGGGATAGTGTAGGTGATTGGTTCGGATCTGAGTACCCTGAACTCAGTCTTTTGGATGTTAGAAACTCCCCAGAGTTCAATGACTGGCTGAGTTCTAAGAAGAACTGGGTTGACTCCCAGTTAAAATCTGCCTCAAGTGCAGATGACATATCAGGTGCGAAAACAGTTTACTCTCAGTATGTAAACACCATGATGCCACAAGCATCAAAGGCTACAGAACCAGAAGTAGACACAGCAAAAGATGATAAGCTTGCTGCTGCTAGGACACCTAGCATGGCTAGCAGCCCACCTACTAACTCTGATGAGCTAGGTTCGGAATGGGATAAATCCGTTGCTGCCATTAAAAAGAAACAAAACTCACAAGTTCGCACTACAATTTAATAAGACAAGACAATGCCAGAACAAAATCAATACGGTGAAGTTACACAACGCACCGCCAACTCAGGCGCATTAGGTGTAAAAGCCAGTGCTAACCTGATCTTCGATTCAAAGAAGAGAATGATGTTACCAAAGTGGGGCAAGAATGAAGACATGCCTATGAACTCTGGTAGAACTATGCAATGGCGTAGATACCACAACATCGACACTGGTTTAAATCCGATCATCGGTGACCAGAACCCTACATCAGTTAAGATGGCTTGGACTGATTTCACTACAGACTTATACCGTTATGGTGGTGTAGTAGATCTTCCTGAGCACATGCTTAAGTTGCATGAAGACGACTTACTTAAGATCGGTGTAGATTTAATGTCTTACGACCTTTTCCGTAAGATTGAAACTTTGACTTACAACGTGGTCAAGAATGGTACAAACGCTATCTATGCAGCTGGTGCAGCCAACCGTGCAGGTATCGTTAACACTATTACTGATACTGACATCGAAGCAGCTATCGCTACATTAGAAGAAAACAACGCAGTTGAGATCGAAGACTTAGTTACTTCATCTCCTAACTACGAAACTCTTCCAATCCAAGCTAGCTTCATCGCTTACTGTCACACTAACCTTGGTCAGGCAATTCGTAAGCTTACTAGCTTCATCAGTGTTCAACACTACGCTGGTCAGACTGCTACACTTCCGGGTGAAATCGGATCTGTTGGTGGAAAGATTAGAGTGGTTTGCTCTAACATCGCTATGCCTTGGGAAGAAGCAGGTGGCAATCCTGCTACTAACGGCATCCGTGGTTTAGGTGGTGCAGCTCACGTTTATCCTTTTATCATCTTTGCTAAAGATGCTTTCGCTTGTACTAAGTTAGCTGGTGCTGACAGTATGAAAGTTATGATCCACAAGCCATCTGAAAATGGTGATAGCTATGACAAGCTAGGATTAAAAGGACACATCGGTTACAAAACTTGGTTCGCTTGTACTATCTTGAACAACGACAACTTGTTACGTATTGAGTCTGGTGTATCAGCTTACACTGCTGCTGCTGAGAATGCAGCTGGACCGGCATTCTAATTAGATACAACAAAGGATAAAATAAAATGGAACACTTCGTACAAGAAACAGCGACTAACGCTATCATGAACATCGAGCTAGGGTTTATCCCTAGCAAGGTGGTCATCACTAACCGAACTTCTCTAGCTCGTCTAGAGTGGAACGAAAACCTACCAGCTGGTAACTTCTATAAGACAGTTGCTGCCGGTACTAGAACACTAGAAACTTCTGGTGGTATCACTTTAATTGATGGCTCTGATAAAGAGTCAGCTCTAGGACAAGGCTTTGTAATCCCTGTTCTTGCTGATATCAACGACGCTGCCGAGATCTTAGACATCGAAGCAATCGAAGTTATCTAGTTAGGACTTCCTAGCCCAAAAATAAGGTCTGCTTACTTAGTAAGTGGGCCTTATTTTTTAGCTGAAGTTTGACATCACACCTAAGTTTTATAACATCTCACCATTATTAATAGGATATATTATGCAACCTAACCCCTTAATGAACCCTAAGAAACGTAGGGCTAAGAAGAAACACCCAGCATCCACAGGACTTATGGGTGACCTAGATTCCAGACGTTGGATCATTATCAGGTTAAGAAACAACGGAGCCACTGACGCTCAGTTCCCTTTACCAGTTACACACAACACACATCGTATTGTCTTCAACAGAGACGAGATGGTAATAGCACCTGCTTATTACTTAGATGTTATTAAAGATGCATCACTACTTCGTTATGAAGATGTAAACGAACACCCTACTGTAGCTAAAGGTCAGCTTCAATCTACTGATCAAGCTGTATGGGTGGGTCTTGAATATCAAGTTGAGACACATGAGATCCCTGAAAAGTACCAGTCAATGCAGGGCATCTGGGAGTTCGCAGAGATGGTTATGTCTGAAGAAGACCTACCTCCAGAGCTTGAACCTTTCCGTTACGCAAGGCTAGGGCAGCAGTCTTACACTAAACATAATGAAGACTTCGATAGAATGATGCAGGAAAAGTCAAAGAAGAGACAACCTGCTAATGCCAACAATAACAAAAAGTAGACTACAAGGTATCGCACCTAACAGGACCGACTTCGAGGGCAGAGCTCTCGAAGCCGAGAATGTGGATCTGTCAGGTGGTGGTATCAAACAAATCAAAGCGCCCTCATTTGTAGAAGCAGGTCACACCGGAGAGATCTGCTTCCACAAACAAGAATGGGTATCAGGTGATCACAATTATATTTCGACTGATGTAGATAGCATACCTGCACTAGTCTTCAAGACACCAGAAGATCAATGGAAGATCAATGTAAACAACATAGGTGAATACGATTTATGGATCGATAAGCCTAGTAGTTTCATCATTGAGTCTGACCTAGCACCAGTACCGAACGCCCCAACTTTATCTGATGAAGGCGCAGGTGATATAGAATCTGGTGATTATGAATACTTTTTTTCTCACGCTCTGATAGATAACGACACCGGAGATGTGATAAAAGAATCTGAGAAAACTGCTGGTGTTCCTATTACAGTGACCAGTGGCTCAGTTAAAATACTAAGAGGATCTACCACAGGTATGAACCCTCTATTAAAACTCTTAATATACAGACGACAGGTTGGTGAATCTTACGTCAGGCTTGTAGATACAATCAGTATTCAACAGGCAGTTGAGTACGATACCAAGTCTAACGTAGATCTAGGATCTCCAGTAGCACCTGAAGAAACCATAGCAACTAAGAAAGACTTTCGTTACGTGGTGGTGTGGGTTAGATACCTAGCTGGTTGGGAGCATGAGAGCATCCCTTCAGATCCAGTAGCCATAAGTCAATACGGTGATGGGGTTAAGATATCTCTTACCGAGGGTTTCCCTGCCGGCGTAGTAGGGTGGAGAATCTATAGGTTATCTCTTACTAATACAGAATCTACCACAAGCTTTCAGTTAGTGGCAGACCTTGATACAAGTGAGACAGAATATGAGGACACTAAAGAAAACGTAGAACTAGGGGAAGCTTTAGGTTCTAACTACCGATCAGACAACGGGAACCTAGTCACAGCTGGGATACCTGACGAGCAGTTTGATGGGATGGCTGGTCCTTTTAATGGTTTCTTCGTAGGGTGGATAGGTCGAGACCTCTACCTTAGTGAGCCCGGTAACCCTGCATGGTGGCCGGGATCCTACGTTACCCAAGCTAACTACGATATCAAAGCAGTCCTTCAGTATGGACCTAACATTTCTATTGTGACTACAGGTGGCGTACAGTTTGGTTACGGCACACACCCAGACTCATTCGTTCTATCTCAATCAGAGCATGGAGCAGGTGGAGTAAGCCGTACAGCTACGGCAAGAAACTTCTACTTAGGTTACGACGGCATCTACGCTATCACAGAATCTGGTGCATCTTTATTTACTAATGACTTCGACGCTGAATACTTCGAGGCTATTGATCACGAGAATAGCTGGATGGTTATTGAGAATGAGAAGATGATCTTGTTTCACCCTGAAGGTGGGCTAGTGTTTGATATCAGAAGTAGCCAGTGGTCTACCTTATCTAAGGAAAGGCACACGTTCAACGCTGTGTGGGAAACAGGTGGTCATGTATATGGGGTTCGAGATAATAATATTGTTAAGATCTTTGGTGATGACCCAGCTAACATAGATTACACAGGAGTAGATACCTTTGCAGAGGTGGACTACAAACGAATAGAAGCTATCAGGTTCAGTGGATCTGGTCAGCTTACTTGCTCTTTATATGATGAAGATAATAATTTTCTTATCAGTGGATACCTAGATTTAGATACCGGAGTCCGGTCAGATAAGACTATCTACACCCCAGCGTGGACAGAAGTAGAGTCAATTAGGTATAAGTTATCTGGTAAAGGTGAGATACGCAGTATCATGTTCGATCTAGAAGCCGCTAATACTAGGAAGTAATGTTAGGTCCAGTTCTCAGTGATATTTGCAGGGACGAGAACTTTATAGAACTCGTCAAGAATGCTGAGATAATGGATGTTATTAAGTTCGAGGATGAGATAAGACATTCAGAACTTAATGAAGCAGCTCAAATAAATTCTCAGTACATGGAGAATGAAATAGTTAATGGCATGTATCGTAGAACTTTGATGATGCCTGCCAATAAGATTATAACAGGTGCACTTCATGTAGCTGACTACATGGACATCATGATCTCAGGTCACATCATGGTTAAGTCTTTCATGGTTGATGGGTCAATTGAATCATCAGAAGAACTAGAAGGTTTCAATATAATGAGGGGCGTAGCTGGTAGAAAGAGAGTAGCTTACACTTTAGAAGATACTATTTGGCAGACTGTTGAGAGAACCACAGCATCAAGTGTCAGAGAAGCAGAAGAGGAATGCTTGGTTTATGATATAAGAGACTGGCCCGGAGAAGATACCAATGTCTAGTGCAGCAGTAATCACAGGTGTAGTGGCAGCTGGTACAGCAGCCTATCAAGCTTCAGCAGCGGAAGATGCAGAAGATAGAGAATACGCAGCTAATCAAGCTAGGTTAAATATATCTAAGCAAGATCGTAAGAGACTAGAGAGGCTTATACGTAAACTACCCCAGCAAGAAAGAGAGAGTACAGCTAATCTATTACAAACTTATGCTAAGCAAAGAGAGAATGTAAAGGAAGCTAAGATCAGAGGGGATCAGAGTGCAGCTCAACTATTTGATGTTCATACAGCTCAAGTTAAAGAAGCACTAAAGCTTCAGTTTGCTAAACTTGGACAAGATCATGGTGAGTTCTTAGCTGAGATCAATGGCCTTCAAGATAAATATTCAGATGAATTGAAAAAAGATCAAAGGATTAACGCACTTAATAAGAAGATATATGAAGACCAGACAGCTCAAGGTTTCCAGTTAATCAAAGATGGTAACGATGCTTTCCAAAAGCAAGTTGCATTTATTAAAGAGACTGGCTTTGATAAGAAGTCAGCTGGCATTATAGCTGAGGCTGAAGAGAAAGCTAACCAAATCAAGAGGCAGACAGCTAACATTGAAGCCCAGATAGGTAAAGGTGGTTCAGGATCTAGAGAAGCAGCTACTGCTTTTGAAGCTATCAGAACTATAGCCGGTGTCAAGCAAGCTGCATCTGATGCTTCTGATGATACATTAGCTAAGGCAGCTGACTTCGCTAAAGTTGGAGAGATGCTAGCTGGTAGAAGGACTGAGGTTCTAAGAGCTACTGAGGGTCAAGAGCAGATAGCATTAGACTCTAAGTTTGATGAGGCTAAGTTAGCAGCCAATGAAGAGTTCAGAGGTCAGAGGACTGCTATTGAATTAGGTGGTCAACAGCAACAACAGATATTAGAAAGAGAAAGACTGAACACTCAGAACTTAAGAGATGAAGGTCTTATCCGAGAGCTTGGTGCTTTAGATACAGCAGAGGCAGCAGGTAAAGAGGCTTTGGTGGAAAGGACTCAGAACTTAGAGAGGTCATTGACAGCTGGAGTAGTGGAGCAGGGAAGATCACTAGCTGATGTTTATGGTAACATGGCAAGATCGGAGAACGTAAGAGCTAACACTCTGAATCAGCAAGCTCAGGCTTCATTCGCTAGTCTAGGATCTATGTTAGCTTCAAGTTCAATCTTTGATAAGAAACCTACAGCTACCCCAGATCCTAATGCAATACCTAAGAATACTAACGGCACTATTAAAGACAGTGCATTCTCACTTAACTATAGACCTTAATCATGTCGTTTACTTTAGCATCAGCATTATCAGGGTTCACTCAGGGATTCGCAGGTAAGCGTGAGCAACTTCGTCAAGAAGAACGCTCAGACGCTAGACGTGCGGAAGACCTAGGGTTTAAGGAAAGAGCAGAAGCTCGTGCTGATAGACAACTAGGTTTACAAGAACAGACTACAGCTCAGAGCCTAGAACTAGGAGAATTAAAAAAAGAGGATTTACTATCTGACAGAGAGCTGAAGCAGAAGAAACAAGAATTTGCACTAGCTCAGATTGATGATGAGTTATCTTTTATTAAAGACCCTAAAGTTAAACAACTCATGAAGAAGCTTAAGATGGGTAACCTTCAGCTACAAGACAAGGAAGTCAGGTTAAAAGCTATGGATTCCATTGATAGATCTTTCGCTGAGAATGGATTAGACACAGCACTACCCCCTGAATCACTTAAGCTATTAAAAGAATTTATGCAGATGCAGAAGTTTGCAGGCGTAGGTAGTACTAGGGGTGAGATGTCTAATACCTTTGGTGCAGACCCAACCAAGATAACTAACTCTATCGAGACCATGGCTACCACCTACGGAAAGATGAAGGAGCAACTAGCTATGTTCCAAGGAAGTCCAGAAGAAAAGCAAGTCCTGAAAAATAGCATAGCTAACGTAGCTAGCTCTCTAGAATCAATGTCTCAACAGATGAGCAGTGGTAGGTTAACTAGTCAGAGCTTAGATGGTTACGTTAATACAGCTCAGGATATTATGGAGAAGGGGTTCTCTGATATGGATATGGTAACTTCTATTCCAGACAGAGATGAGAATGAATCATTGTTCAACCAAGTTTCAGGTGCTCTAGATACTGAAGAACCTGTAGTGCAAGCACCTACATCAGCTGCTCAATCACTTGGGAATGCGATGGAAAGTCAAAGAGCACAAGAAGATATACAAAGCTTGGGTGCTGCACAGCCAGAGATCCAAGAACAGTTACCTCAAGCCCCACAAGCTGGGGATGAGAAACCTATTAAGAGGGCTTTTGTTAGCACAAACCCTTTCTCTAATTCACCAGCAGAAGAAGTAGCAGAGATAGAAATTAAGAAATCTATTCTACCTCAAGGGCCTGTAGATGCTCGACAGATGCAGAATGTGTATAAGCCTATGATCAACGAGAAGCTTGCTAAAGTGGACGAGTGGTTAAAAGAGGCAAGGCAAGAACTAGGTGAGAATCCTTCCCAGCGTGAACTCACTATATGGTTTAGAAACAAAGCTGGTGGGAATTAAATACTCATATGAACGTACTAGGTAAACACACTAACAGAACTAGGTACAAAGAATTAGCGAAAGCTAAGGGATATAATGATCAAGAAGCTGATGATCTTTATGCTGACTTTGTAGTTAATAAACTTAGTAGTTCAAGAGAACTTAATCCTGAAGTCAGGACGGCACTAGGTAACGTAGGTGTCAGAGGTTCACATCCTGCTGGTCAATACTCATCTCAAGTTACACAGGCACTGGGATCTATCGGATTAGATGAGAATGATCACATAGGTAACCTAGCTAAAATGTCTAAGGATCCTAACTACGATGTACTATCAGATGATAACTTCTTAACATCTCTTACTTCTGAGAGTTCTGATGTGGTATCACAAGCTCTTACTGGGGCTAACATCAAGACAGCTGAAGAGATTGAAGAGGAGACGAGAGGCCCATCCACTTGGGAGTCTATCAAGAAAGGTCTATGGAATGATGCAGGATTTGTCACAGCCACCGCAGGTTTAGCTGCTGAAGCAGTGAATGAGTTCGCTGATTCTGAATCACTTGGTGCTGCCAGTGATACATTACTTCGTTGGGCTGACACCAGCTTTGAGAATGCAGAACAATTTAAACAAGCTGAAGGTACGTTCGGGTGGATATCTGATCTTGTACTACAGCAATTACCTACGGCAGTTCTTACATTGGGCTCAGGTGTTGTAGCTAAGGCGGGCGCTAAGGCTTTACTTGGTGCAGGAACTAAGAGAGCTGCAAGAGAAGCACTGGAATCTAGCTTAGGTAAAAGCCTGAGCAAAGATCAATTAGATAAAATCGTTACGGATGAGTTAGTTGATAAGGTATCTACTCAAGCAACTAAGGGTGCTTACTATAACCAAGGCAGAGATGCAATCCAATCTCTATTAACTAAGAAGTTTAAAGATAAGGCAATCAGTACAGCCAGTGATGTAGCTAAGGCGACAGGTGGTAGAAACTTAATAGCCAACACCATAGCACCTATCGTAGGTACAACCACTGCATCTTATGCAATCAACACCGGATCAATGTACAATGAACTGGACAATCTCAGGCAACAAGGTGACAGAGAAGTAACCTTTGGTGATGTAGGTTTACTTGGTTTAGCAGGCGCAGCAGTAGAAGCTATACCATCTCTATATTTCCTAGAGAAATTTGGCATCCTATCCCGTCCTAACTTCGTAGGTAAGCTACTTAAGGAAGGCATGACCGATCCTAAGAAAGCAGGGATCATAAGAAAGGCTGGCTCAGTTAGCAAGGGTGCAGCATTAGAAGGATCAACCGAAGCTTTCCAAGGTATGGTAGCTGAAGAAGCAGGTAGAGAGTTTATCAATTCACTTGATAGGATGTCAGATCAAGAGGAGTTAGAGATTCTTCCATACCTTCTTAGAGAAGATGCATTAGCTAGATATGCTGAAGAGTTCTTAGCTGGTGCAGTAGTGGGTGGTATCTTTGATGTCGCCGGTAAAGCTATCGGACCTAAAGAAGATAAGTCTAAAGCTCAGATACTAGAAGAGAAAAAAGCTTTCCTAGAGAAAGAGAAAAGGATAGACCCTATTGGTGCATGGACTGCATCATCAAGAGTTAAGCCAGATACGAAACCAACCCCAGCACCTGATCAAACACCTGCAAATCTAAGTGAGTCTAACTTAGATGAGGCTATAAAGAATGAGGAACTACAGAAAGATAATCAAAGATCTCAGCTTATAGCTACCCTGTCTAAGCAGCTACCACAAGCTCAGGCAGACCAAAAGGCAGCGGAAGATAAAGCTATTGCACCTGCACTAGAAAGTCTTAAGACTTCTGAACTACAGAACCTAGCAAAGAGAGAGCTTGAAACTTTAGAAAATCAAGAGCCTACTAGTGAAGAGCAACTATATCGTGAATCTCTTCAAGAGCTAGAAGAAGAGAACCCATCTGTGACTAGCATAGCTGAGGTTAACAAGCTAGCACAAGAGAGGACGGAACGTAAGATCCAAGAGAAGGCAGACATCACTGAAGCTAGAAAGAAAGAGTTGATTGATCTAGTAGGTGAGACTGTCGGTGTCGAGAAGACCAGTGATCAGCAGAACAAAACTATCAAGAGTAGACTTAAAGGTAGAGAGAAGAGAGGGGCAGATCAAATACTCAGTCAAGAGTTAGATGGTGAGTTCCAGCAGGAAGTCACAGAAGAGGTGACACAGGATCCAGTAGTTGATGAAGTAATTCAAGAGGAAGCTTTACCAACTCCAGAGCCTGAAGTAGTACAGGAACCTGTACAAGAAAAGGTAGAGCCTGAAGTAGTAGAAGAGGTTGATACTGAAAGAGAAGAACTAGCAAGAGAGCAACAAGAGATCGAGAACTTACCACTAAAGCAGAAAGGAAGAAGGATTCCTGAGTTCACAAAGAAACTTAATCAATACATTCAAGCTAAAGATTTAAAGATATTACCATCTAGGCTAGCTACACAGCTAAGGTCTGAGGTTAAACCAGCTAAGATTACTGAGACTGTTGATCAAGGAGCCATTAATAAGTCAAGAGCTCTAGAGTTTGCTAGTGCAGTTAGAAGCGCGGGCACTCAGACAGAAATATCAATAGATAAGAATGGTAATGAGACTAAGGTACTAGCTGTTGATAACATCATCAAGTCATACGCCAGAGAGCAAGGGTTGAATCCTGATGACACTGGTGCGGTAGCTCAGCATGCATTAGATACAGCAGGCCCAGAGCTAAGAGTTACTAATCCAGTAGCTCACCAAACACTAGAGAACTATGCTAGAGCCGTTAGTTATACTAAAGGTACGCCTACGTCTTCATCTCAAGTAGAGGCAACTCAGAAAAAATTAAATGATGCACCAGCTCTATCAGAAGGTGCAGCTTTATCTATCAACGAAAGAACTAACCCTGATGACCCACGTATGACAGACACAGAAATCAGGGAGTACTTAGATACTCAACCTGTTGATGTGTTAAGAGAGATGGATGTTGAGATCACAGACACCAAGACTTTTCAAGAGCAGTTCCTTGATAATGACCAGAGTGTTGATTGGAATGGTGCGGTGGTTGATGGTAAGATCTACCTTAACCGTGATAACATTACTGAATCTAATATCGAGAAGGTATTATTCCACGAAGGTTTAGGTCACGCAGTAGCTGAGAAAGCTTTAGGTACTGAGAACTTCAACCGAGTTATGGGTGAGATCATCCGTGAGCTTAGAGAGTTCAGCAGATCTAACTTAGATCACAAGCTTCCTGATGGCAGAAGCTTAAGAGAGTTAGTGAACTCCTACACTCAAGCATATCAGAACGACCCTAACCTAGAAAAGAAACTAGCAGGTGAGATATGGGCTAACTACATCGAAGCTCATGCTGATGGTTCATTACATAACAGGTCACTGATATCTAGAATACTAGAAGCGGTGAAGAAGTTTATCTATGGTGACAGATTTGCAGTGGCAGATACTGAGGCTGCGAGACTAGTTCGTAAGGCTAAGGCTAATGCGTTAGATCTTAAGAACCCTCAACCTAGTTTTCCTACTGATAACAAATCACCTTCTGAGCTTTACTTCTCATTAGATGCAACCAACAACAAAGCTAATAAAGATATAACTCGAAGCTTGTTCTCATCAATCGTCAACAACTGGATGCCATCAATCAAGAACTTTGAGATCAATCCAGTATCTAGGATGCTTTCAATGCCTCAATGGTTGGTGAAGAAACACCCAGCTCTTAGAAGGATCTATGATTCATTGGTTAATTCTACTAGAACTGAGACCGTGTTGAAGCAAGAGATATTAAAGAACTTGAATGACTACACCAATGCAAACAAAGTTGACAGTGTAGCTGTAGACAAGGCATTAGTAGCTGGTGATAAAACAGGCACAGTTTATGGGAGTGCTAAAGAAGCAGGACTTACAGACGAGCAGTTCAGATTATATCAGACTGTTAGAACAGAGCTTGATGGTGTGAAGGATAAGCTAATAGGGAGTATGGAACTTTCAATAAGCTTGATTGATAAGAAGCTAGCTGCATTATCAGAAGGGGCTAATAATATATCAGCTCAGGTTCTTAATAAGAACAAGAAAGAGATCTTGGCTAGTATCAAGAACTTGAGAGAAGCTGAAGGATACATCCCACGTGTAAGACATGGTAGCAAGTTGATCAGTTACGTAGATGCTAACAACGTGACAAGGATGGATCAAGTTCAGTACGACGATGGCACTAGACCAAACGATAGAACAAGAGAGTATAATAAAGTTCTTAGTCAGATGGTAGCAAGGCTAAAGTCTGAGGGTGCAACTGGTGTCAAAGTGATTGATAACAAGAACACACTAGAGAAGGCCATGGATGATATCAACAAGAGTGACGTTGATATCTTTGTAGCTTCATATCTACAGGATAAAGGCGACAAGATACCTGATGAGATAAGCGAAGCCATGAAGAATATCTTATACGCTAATACTTTCAGTAAGCATTTCATTAAGAGAACTAGGCTTAGTGATAGTGGGACAACTCAAGAGATTGATGGTGAATCTACTACTGCTGTTCCGGGGTATCAAGAGACTGACCTTAGTGGTGTCCTAGCTGATTATGTATCAGGGTTTGCAAGCAAGCATGCAAGAGAGAAATCATCTCATCAGGTTAGAGAGATCATGACTGAGACAGATCCAGAGTCAGGTGAATTAGTTTTCGATCCTCACAAGAGGCCATCAGAATATAGGTATGCGCGTGAGCTACTAGATAACTCCAACCGTAGTAGGGATGGAATGGACAGAGTGGTGAACTACATGAACGCAGGTGCTTTCCAGATGTGGATTGGCGGGCGTGTTACTTCAGCTGTTTGGAATGGTATGCACATTCACATGTTTGGTGCGTCACTTCTTAGGACTAACCTTGGTGTCAAAGCTAACCCACTTGAATTGAGTAAGCAATTTGTAGGTGCGCACAAGAAAGCAGCACAGTATCAGGTAGCGAGATTCAAAGCTAAAGGCCCAGTGAGCCCTGAGCAAATGGGGATATCATCTACTGATACTGAAGCTCTCGCAGAACTAGACGCTATGAACAAAGCTTATGATGTTGTGAGTTCTCAGACGTTAGCTCACCAGAGTTATTCAGATATGATGGACAAGGATGCAAGCTGGATGAAGCAGAAGTGGAATGGCTATTCTAAAGTAGCTGGATCAATGATGCATCAGGTTGAGGTATCTAACAGACTAGCCTCAGTGCTAGCTCACTTCAAGCACAAAGGAAATCTTGATGAAGCTCTTAACTTCTCTGATGACTTGAATGCTAACTACGATAAGTTCAATATGCCTAAGTGGTTACAAGGGTCAGGTGCTTCTAAGTTCATCCAACCTATCGCTTATACTTTCGGTACTCACGTACAGAATACTTATGAGATGATGTGGCACATGTATCAAAATGACAAACAAGCATTAGCTTATGGCTTTGCTATGATGGGTTTGATCGGTGGACTACCAGCTAAAGAAGGCTTTGAAGCTTTCATGAAACTGTTTACAGGTAAGGATCTTGAGCAAGAGATTGAACAGTACGCAGGTAAAGGAGCAGCACATGCAGCTAGAACAGGTGTATTATTCTCAGCTCTGGGTGTGGATGCAGGTAGATCTCTTCAGCTTAGTGCTCCTCCTATCTTCAATCTAATAGGTACATTGATGGGAACTAACCAAGAGACAGCTGTGCTAGCTCCGTTCAACAATATGCTTAAGGCTTATAGAGGTGATCAACCGGGTTACAAAGCTATACCAGTTAAGTGGGCGCAGTCAATTGCTCAAGGTTATGATGGCATGACTGACTCAGTTAAGGTAGGTAGAAGCAGAGTACATGGCGCTGATGGCAGACCAATGAAGTTAAATGGTGGTGAGGCGTTGCTGCAAAGTATGGGCTTTGTACCTATGAGATCTTCTGACGCTAGTAGAGAAATCTTTTCTGAATCAGAGTTGAACAGATACTGGACTGGTTACAAAACTAAAGTGCTTAACCAATTGCAGTACGCAGAAACACCAGCTCAAAGGATTGAAGCTTTGAAGGGCATGAGAGAATATAATAAAGATCTTGCTGATATAAAAAGAAATGGTTACAATTTCTTAAAAGCTAAGCCAGCCAAGGCTAGTGATATCAAAGAGGACCGAGGCATCAGACAGTTGAGAGGTGAGTAAATGAGCGAAACACTAGGTGAAACATTAACCTTTCTTAACGTACTGGTCAGTGACCCGAACAACCAGAAGTGGAGCTACGATATAAAGAAGCTGTTCGTTAACAAAGCTTACAAGTCTGTGATAGCTAGTGAGACACTAAGCTACATAAGAGAATCTGATATCCAGATAAGGGATGAGGAGTATGAGTACTTCTTTCCTACTGATATGCTAGAGCCTGTAGCTATATTGATGCAGGACTTAGAAGGTTCTGTAGTTGTTAGCTCAAGCTGGAGATCATTATTAGGTGAGAGTATCGAAGGTGGCATAGCTTCTTTCCCTGCTGAGTCTACTCAGTTCTGGCAGTTAGCAGCTAATGGATCTGGATACATCACACTAAGAGATATCGTAAGTGATAACAAGTTTATCTTCTCACCTCACTACGATGCTAACAACAATGCGTCAACTGTGACCAAGCAGATAGCACTACCTGATTCAGCATCAGTAGGTGACATCTGGGTAGACACCTTAGACGATAACAAATACGTGTACAAAGCTACGGAAAACTACAACGTCCTAGCCGAGCAAGCAGCTTACACGATTCCAAATAACGTACTAGCAGGTAGCACAGACCTAGTATTCACCTACGATATTGCAGGCGCTAAGTATGTACAAGTGGTGCTTAATAATCTTGGTGCTTCTGGTGTATCAACACTAACCATAACTGGTGACGCTGATGACAGGTCTAATCCCCTGACTTATACTTATGATTTGTATGAGTCACAGAGTTCAAATGATGCAATCATATCCCTGACCACTGGTGATATGACTGTTACTGGTTCTGATGCTACTAATGCTACGTTTATCCCTACCTCTGCGTCGCTCATAAACCCTAGTGAATCTAAGTGGGAGCCACAGTACATACATGTTAGGTACACGGCAACATTTCCCGCGCTCGTAAATGATGTAGATGAGTTCAGACCAGAGGTTCCTGTACTTGTTAGAGAGGAAGATGCGATAGCTTATAAAGCTGCCTATGATCTTATGAGCACCATGAAGGGTGATCAAATGATAGCTATCATGGCAAACAAATATAAGAAAGAGTATCAGAATATCTTAGAGAGGTCGCACAGCCATAGAGTTGGCAATGGACCTCCTAATGATTTATTCCCTGTCTAGTAGTTATACAACTCTTGATCACGCTTTAGATTATCTGGTCGTTCATCAACAAACTTGGTGAACTTCCAGTACTTACCTTGGCATATGTGAACTAGTGTGTTTTTCTTAGACTCCTTAGTATTTTCAAAAGGCTCAGAGAATTGAGCGCACCATGTACCACAGGCTCTGCCTTGGTATGGACACTTAACTTCTGTCTTACCTTCTTTCCTAAGTAAAAAGAAATTTCCGCTTGAGTCTAGGCCACCGATCATAATACTAGTCCTTGATATAAAATGGATTGATCCACCCCTTGCTTTCGATGGGTAAGCCCGTGGCCCATGCTGGTGGAGCTTTCATTATTACTCCCATTTCCTTATAGCAAGCATCCGCTTCTTCTAACTTACTCATTCTTACAGCCTCATCATGAGTGTGCATGCAAGCTGGGATATTAGAAGATCTCATTCTGTTAAGGATGTTACGTAGGATACAGGAAGAGAAGCCTTGAACAATGTGACCTGTGATTGATCCACCCCACACTCTAGTTCTGTACCATCCGGTAGTTCCTTGAGACATGTAAGTGATCTCTGGGTTTCCGAACTTCCCTTCTTCTACTCGTGCGCCCCAGTAAGTCAGGACTCTGCCACTAGGTAGCCTCAGTCTCAGGTGCTTACCGTCGTGCATAAACTTGACTGGGTTCGTAGGTGTAGCTACCTTATAGACTTTACCTTTTCTCTGGCAAGCTTTGATAGCTGCATCACCAACAGCAGACCAGAAGGCTGGTACTTCAGGGAACCATTCTTTATATAGGTGCAAGCAAGTCTCAGCTAGTTCTTTAGATATGGGCCTGCCATAACTCTCACATAAACCCATGAAAGTTTTAACCCCTACACCATAGCCGGTACTAAGAATCCCTTGCTTGCCCATGAATCTGTCAGAGTTAATCTTGTTGGCGAATATCATATAAGGTTCTTCACCAATCCCTTTATCAAAGTCCGTGAAGACACTAAGACCTTTAGCTCCAGCCACCCACAAAACCCCTCGTGCTTCGATTGCGCTAAGGTCACGCTGAACGTAAGTGTAACCTTCGGGTGCAGCTAAACTAGATCTCACTGAAGAAATCAAACCATCAAAGACCCTGCCATTAGTTAGAGAAGCTACCCTCTCTACACTACCAGACTTGATTGCTTTCCTCACGTCAGGTAAAATCCACTTGCCATCCTTTCCGGGCTCCGCTATAGACTTCACACCCCTAGGTAAGTTCTGAAGTTGAACACCCAAGCTAGTCCACCTCCCAGTTCTAGCAGCACCATGGAAACAGTACTGACCTCTGAGCTTTGAGTCATCTGAAGTCTGATGAGCGAATGCATCAAACTTACTGACCGAAGCTGAGCCAATCCCTTGAGCCTTAGCTTCAAGAACTTCTCTAACTTCTGGGTCTAGTCCGGGGGTTAGTAGATACTTGGCTACGTGCTCCTTGTCCGTGCTCTTCATCTCAAGCCCTCGCTGTATTGCAAACTTCTTGATCTGTGCAGGGGACTTGAGGTTGATAGGCATAGACTCTAAGATCCTAGTAGTCTCTTGCTCTACCATGATGGCAGCTTTCTGTACTAGCTCAGTGTCAACGTGCATACCCTCTTGATTGATCCTTAAAGTCTCTTGATAGTTCTCCACCTCTTCATCAGAGAAAGGAGTACATAATTCTAAGAGCTCAGCTTCTGCATAGATGTCACCATCACAGTATGTTACCAATCTTTCAAACATCTCGACCGAGTAAGGAAACTCACCTGTCCTCTTATCAGGTTTGCACATCTTAAGCATAAGCCTATGACCTTCATCATCCTTGGGGGATTTCAAAGGCACAGCTTTAGATACTTTCTCTAAGCCTCCGGGTAATCCGTTAGCTAAGCCTAAAGCTTTGAGGCAGTAAACTTGTTCAGGTTCCACGGGATCCATACCCCATAACCTAGTCATAGTTTGATTGGTCATGTTCACTTCAAACTCTGCGTTGTAAGCAAATAGAAATTCGTCTTCTCTTATTCCGAACTTATCTTTATCAAATTCCTCAAAGGTATCGAACCTCCATACTCTCTTAGATTCTAGATCTACTTTAAATTTATTCTTGTCTTCGTCGAAGTAAACATCTACCATAGCAAAGCACATAACTTCGGTAGATGAATGACGGGCATAGTTGTAACTACCAGCTAGCCCTAGGTCTACTGTTGATCGTGTTTCATAATCAAGTAGTACGCCAATACGTTTCTGGTTTTCCATAATGTTCTTCCATAATATAAACACAAACAGCAAGTGAATCCCACATGTGTTTGTAAATCTTGTAAAGTGGATTACCTTTCTTTGTCGCTTCCTTGCCACCCCATCTATCTATTAGGGCTGCTCTGGTTGCTGACTTAGGTAGGTTCCTTTTTCCACACAGATGGTGTATAATCTGTGGTCTTGTCTGTTCATAAAGTTTGGCTTCCGGTAGCATAACTGCCGAAAGCCTACCGCATTCGTGACCTGTTCTAAGAACGTCCTCGCCTACGGCATTACCATAGCAGGCTACCCATTCATAGCCTAGTACATCATACTCCTCCCATCTTACTATATCTTCAATAACTTTATTATCATCCCATATGTTCATGATAGGTTTGTTATCTTCGATGATGGTTAGTGCTGACTTCCTAGGTCCGGGGTCTATGCCTGCTATGATCATTATAACTGCTTCCAAATAGATGGTGTTGCAATACTTAGTACATCAGCCTTCCAGCCAATAGAATTTACTACGCTGTTTTCTACTTGTAGGCCAGTCTTAAATATAATCCTTGGTTCACTCAGATTATACAGCTCTTTACCTTTCATAAAAGAATCCATGATCCAGCTAGCTGCTATATCTACTTCGGGTCTGGTTAGTATATGGGTTTGATACTTGGTAGTGTCCAGCATACAAGACTTTAAGTATAGCATCTCTATCCTAGAGAAGTGACAGTGTTGATTTAAATAACAGAAATCACCATGTGTTGTAGCAGTCATGCTTTCATCCTCTCAATAAATTTATTCAACTCATCAACCATCTGATTAGCATGCTTCAAGTCTGCTATTCTAAATGATACAGTTTGGTTTGTCCCATTTGTTCTTGAAGATAAGTATGCTTTGTGTGTAAATCCTACCTCTTCTACATACACTTCTACTATCTCGTCGCTCATCACTTAGCCTCTACTCTAAGCTCAGAAAAGAAAGCATCTATCACTGTAGCTTCTGGTGAGTCAGCAGACTTAAACTTATTATAAGTCCTAGCCTCGAAGTAGCACTGAACTAATGATATCATGAATATAATAAAAACGAAAAAACCGAATGCAAGTGCTAGCCCTATAAGCGCACCATATTCTTTATCTAACTTCTTTATAAACTCTTTCATTTCTCTGCCCTTATCTTATAAGCCATGCGATACATCATCCTAACAATAGCGTGAGCTAATGGGTGACAGTGAGACTCTTCATCTTCTGTATTACTATCAAAGTAATGACGAAGTATTGATTTGTCATTGTTCTTTAAGAACACAGGTGCATGCTCTGTACCTATATCCTTAGCCCAATTGTTAACACCGTACTTATCAGCACCTAACTCTACTACCTTATAGACCTGCTCCATTACATCAGCTAGTTCTACTAGTACTAGTCCGGGGCCAAGCTTGTCTTCACCAAAGTTATTAGACTGAGGGCCATCTTGTTCATTCTCTTCAAGGATAGCATCGACTGCTTCAATAACCTCCTCTTCTCTTGCGTGGGTTCTAGCTCCACACTCTTCACATATAATTAATCCCGTGTCTTCTTCAGGTTCGAGCCACCTATGCTCACCTGATTCTGATACACTGCATGGGTTGTTTGCTTCTATATCCATTAATCTCTTCCTCTCTCTATAAGTCCGGGTACTTTACAAATATACTCAGCTCTAGCACCTACTGATTGCTGAGTTCCTATACATGAGGCACATATCCTGTCACCCCTATGTTGTGATATTCTCATAACCCCACACTTGGGGCATGATCTTTTCTTTTTCTTTTCAACTGGTCTCACCAGTGAATAGAAGTAAGCGTCGTGGTCATGTTGCATTGTTATCTCCTTCTTGATATCTTGTATCTTATTCAAACTTCCTTATGCGCCACCCTAAATAGAAAGCAACTGCACATCCAAAAGACTTTATCATGAATAGAACATATGCAGGCAGCTCATGTTCTACATTGATAAACTTTATTTTAAAAAACATTAGGTCTAGTGTGTACTCAGTCACGCTATCCCCTCCTTCTCCATGAATGCTTCTCTCGCCAAGTAAGCATCATACTCTTCTTTATGAGAACTGATCCATACTTGTTTACCATGCAGGTATGCAGTAGCTTGCCACCTACCTTTCTTTAAGTACACACCATCATGATTGCTAGTCTTCTCAAACGTCTTACCTTCAAACAACTTCTGATATAAACGCTCAACACTAAACTGTTTCTGCTTACCATCTCTGTTAAGGTTGACGTAAGGGAATCCATGTTTCTTCTTGAACTGGTTAAGTATCTTACCTTGCCTATAAACTTGGTTACCCCATAGCTTAACGTAACGAGGCAGGCTTTTAACCTGCTTGTCACTAGACAGTTGGTACATCCCTTCATAGTCGGGTATGTCTATCCACTTAACTTTCATTTAACTCTCTGTACCTAGCTAGTGCTTTCTCTATACCCTGTCTGATGCCATTATATAAATTAGAATAAAGTAATCCTCTATCATTTATACTGTAAACATCATAAACCTCTGCATTCATAAAGTAAACTACCTTGTTAATAGGTGAGTTCGTATCAATAAGTATGGATGTTATATAGTCAGGGTTAAACAACTCACCTCTTCTGTAACCTATCGAGAATATCATCCCGTCTTTTTCAAACTCATTCCCTATATTTTTATTTATACTATCAAGCGTTTTCTCTAAACACTTCATAGAATCTTCTAATCTTTTTTCTGTATCGTCTTCCATTATCTTACGTCTAACTCCTTGATCAATCCGTTTAGTGATTCAGTATGGTCTCGCTTAGCTTTGATTAATGCGAACCTAATATTTGATTTGTCATATTCTGATAGCTCACCCTTACCTATTGGTTCAGCCACCCTTAGAATATCATGACATAATGTTCTTACCTTTGCTACGTTACTCATCTTCGCCCATCCTAAAACTTGTGTTAAATTCTTCCCACTGCTGGTGGTACTCTTCATATTCCTCATCGGTTTCAAAACATCTTACCTCACCATCTTCGATGACACCCTTAGCTTTAGTTATAAAAGAATCTAATACAGCATCAGCTAGTGCTACTGCTTTGATCTCTATATTATCTCTTAGGTATTCGATGTAGGATGTTTTTAATTCTTCAAGCATTGCAACCACACCTGCTTTGTGTGCAGTCACTGCTTCTGTTACGTGCTCCTTGATGAGTTGTTTAACCTCATCACTATCTTCTTCGCTCATATAGTTTACCGTATAATAAAACACCCTACCGAAGCAGGGTGTTTAATGTTAAGAATTAATTAGTTAGCCTAGAAGCCGTCATCGCTTTCAGCTGCATCTTGACTACCTGCATACTGATCGTCGAAGTCGTCACCACCGCCACCACCGAAACGCTCACCGTCCTTGACGAACTGCATTGCATTGAGATAGATAGTAATCCCTTTGATCATTACCTCTTCCTCTCTGCGCTCACCGTTCTCAACTATGGTTTGATTCTCTGTCTTTTCATATACTCCCGGTGTTAGGTTAGCTCTCACTACACAACCACCATAAAATACAGAGCCTTCGATGTCAACTTTGTTAACGTCCTTAAGTCTTGGCTTCTGAGTAGACTTAGCTGTGATGTGGTAGTTACCTGCTTCATAACCACCATATCCTTTAGCTGCGTATTTGTCAGAAGGTTTCCAAGGATACTTAATATCCTTTGTGCTATCAGTACCGAAGTACTCCTTAGCTAATTTCTTACAGCCTGCTATAAGAGATTGCATGTTAGGATCTTTCGGGTCACCAAATAATAAGTCTGCTTTATACTTATCATCTGAGTACTGACCTCCAGAGTCTGGTGTATCTAAGTGAGAGAAGCTAAGTCTAGCCTCGCCTGTAATTAAACGGTCACCATATCTGTTTTTCTTGTCTGCTTTTTTAGCCATGTTGATTCCTTAAAAATCGTTGTTGCTTGGATTGTTAGATGTGCTATACTCATCATCAAAGTCACCGTCATTTGATGATGATACTTCTGACCTTGGATCACTCTCGTCTACTAGTACTATAGCTGGTACTCCAGACATGATCATAGGCTGGATAAGATTCTTATGCTTACCCATTTTCTTTTCAAGTTGGTTCGGGGTTATTAACTTCCGTGTTGTCTTGAAGATGTCATCTTCCTTTACTCCTGCTTTCAGTGCGGTAGATACTACCATCTCTTCACTGAAGGAGCCTGACCAGCTTCGGTTAGATTTCCTACCCTCCACCAACTTAGTACCCGGAACTGCGTTACCGTCCTGAGCTTTAGCGTAGGCATTCTTACATACCTCATCTAAGAACTCAACGATCTTCTTCTTGTTCCTCACAATATCTTGTATCACCACCTCGTCTAGCTTATTGATTGGCTTTACAGATTTCATTGACTCACCATCCTTAGCACACGGCAGTGCATCGAATAGCTGGTCACCTAATACTGGGCACTGATGCTTGTTCGGGCAGAACTTACACCAGCTTCCATCATGATAATCATCTTTAGTTAAATCTTCAGGTTCGTAACTGTTGACTAACTCTACTGTATTAATAATTTCTGCCTTATGGTCTTTGAGTTCTGACACTGACCAAGTGTGTTCCTTAATATAATCTCCATCCATACTGTTAGGCTGAACACATACAGTTACTACTGACTTTAATCCTTTGAACTGACTGAGCATAGGGACACCGTAAGTAGGGAACTGCAAGCTATCACCACCAACAGGCATGATACCATTCTTATAATCAATTATGTAAAGAGTGTTGAAGTCAGGGTCATAACCTACACAGTCAATATATCCTGTCGTCTTCTCTCCATTAGCGTTAGGTATCCAAGGCATAGATACTTTGCGCTCTACTTCTAAGTGTGATAGGCCAAGACCTAACACATAATCTACATACATCTCTACTGCTTCGACCATATCTTCGTCGAACTCTATGTCGATACCTTCACCTTCACATGGCTTAGTACCTACAAAGTCTTTAACCTTGTCACCATTCATGATACATAACTCACCTACCTTGTGAGCTACAGTACCTTTGTCAGCGTGAAAGGTACTACCACCTGATGGTTCATGCTGGGCTGCCACAACGGAAGCCCAACAGTTAAGGTATCTATCAGCATTGGATGCCCTGAACTTAGTACCAAGAGTCTTAGCCATGGTACTACTCTAATGCCATGATAGCAGAGTAAGCTTTAGGGTAATCCTCGATAGCAACTTCGTCTGCCTTAGCTGCACCTGTTGCTTCGGTTAATGCTTCCTTAAGTTTGTTACGTGCATCAGTAGACCCACCTAACTCACCAAATCTTTTAGTCATTAAGTCTCTGAGTTCTGGTGCTGATGTGATCGGGCATTCTTCTACTGCCTCGGTTGCTTCAGCACTTCCATCACTGTCTGCCTCTGCGTCGATGGCGGTGTCGCTTGTATCCCCTGCCGTGCTATTGCTTTCATCAGCTTTTGTTGCATCCTCATCGCTTGCTGTAGTTGGCTCTGGTTCTGGGGCAGGCTTAGGCTTAGCCTTTGACTTGCGCTTAGCTTTTGGTTTGACTTCGGGATCCTCCTTAACTTCTTCTTTCTCTTCTTTAGGAGTCTCAGGTGTCGGTGCTTGGTGCGCTACATCTGGTGTGTAACTTTGTGATGTTTCTTTCATCACCCACTCAGCATATTTAAGTTTGCCGTATGCTTCACCCACTGCTTTAGTGGCTTCTTCCATGGCTTTGTTTCTTTCTTCTGTTGTGTTGAATTTCATAATATTAATTTCCAAAGGGTATATAAATTTATAGGTTGTTGTATTTAGTCAAGTGTATTAATCTGTAATCTGTGAAATCATATCCATCTTATCTACTACAGCAGATAGGATACGACTATCAAGAGATCCAGCGTGGACAAGGTACTGAATAAGGACGGGGTTAACCGCACCTATCCTATGTATCCTGTCCTCTGCCTGAACATTCTCAGCCGGTACATAACTGGCTTCGACTATCATGCAGGTATCAGCTTGTGTTAGTGTAAGACCTACACCAGCTGCAACTATAGAGCCTACGAATACTCGAAGGTCTCCATTCTGAAAGTCCTCTACTACTTCATTCTTTAATGCATCGTTCATTCCTCCATAATATTTAGATGCTTTGATTCCTAGTTTGTTAAGTTGATCAGTCAACTCTTCTACTACTTCTCGATGGTGAGCGAACAGTACTAACTTGTTAGGTAATACTCCTAGCTCTTCCATCTCTTTTATATAAGCCATCACTGGTTTGATCTTAGATAATCCAAGGCGCTTTCGGATCTCATGAACATCAGGAAGTTTCATCTTCGCCATCTGTTCCATAGCTCTTACTGCCCACTTCAAATCACTATCGCTTTCTAGTGTGTCTATATCCATTGCCTTCATCAGTTGTTTGTTAGCTACTGATGATGTGGTATTTGATTCTAACTCTATCACCTGCCTTCTCTTAGGTGGTAGTTGGTGTAGAACTTTCTTCTTTAATCTTCGTAGCATAACACCGGGCTTACCACCTGTGCCATCCACTAGCTTAGACCTTAGCTCTGGTAGGTTCTTAGCACCAACAGCTTTGTACCTACCGAAGTTATCCATGTGAGCGTCACAATATCTCTGCTCGAATGCTGTCTTAGCAGGCCATGAGTCCATGTCTAAGTGTCGTATCATTGGGAAGATATCTGAAGGCTTGTTCAGTATGGGTGTGCCACTCATCATGACAATGTAATCACCTTGGATACCTAAGTTCTTTACCCATGTAAACTTACCTGTCGGTATGCCCATGTCATCTAGTACATCTTCTCTATAGATACAGTAGATTAAGTTCTTACCTCTCAATGATTTAGCACCACCCTTCAGAGCATGGCACTCATCAAATGCAACCAGCCCCCACTTCCTGTTAAGCACTCCTACTCTCTGCTTACCTTTAGGTGGTGGTTTGTTTTGTGAATCTCTGGTCGCTTGTTGATAGCTCATGAAATGTAAGGGGCAGTCAGTTGGCCCACCCCACATGGTCCACTCCTTAGCCCAGTTAGTTCTAAGAGAGGCGGGGCATATAATAAGTATGCCTTTCTTTCTTAGTGTCGGAGGCATAGCCTTGGCTGCGCAAATTACTTGAGCTGTCTTACCTAGTCCGGGGTCATCACCTAAGAATAACTTGGGTTGTCTTAAGATCCTATCCACCCCATCCTTCTGGTAGTCCATCAGATCGTTGTAGCCTAGACTAGAACTCATCTTCTTCCCCTGCTCCCATCATCACACCATTGAGGTATAATGATATACCTTTCTTCGTCACCTTGTTAGATCCCATAGTGCCATTAGGCATACGGAAAGAAACTTCCTCAGTCTTAGAGAAGAACATAGGTCTGAGGTTAACACTGACACCCATGTTCTCACTGAGTATAGTAGGTTTAACCCTTGCCTTATCAGCATCTAGTACAGGTGGTTGCTTCCTTGAGTTAGCTTTGATATGTACTAACCCATCAGTATCATTAACCTTCCAAGGTATATGAAATGGTTTCACTCCCTTGTTGTTCTGATCAAGTAACCTTTGTATGATTCCTTGAAGTGCAGCCCATGATTTATTGTTAGCTCCTACTGTATAGTACAGCGAGTACCTATCATATTTATCAGGGGTGGTAATGAATAGTGTGCTTATCGTACCACCACTTAAGATAACTGATGGTCCATAGATGTTAGTGTTGTCTGGCTTTGAGTTGTTCATAAATATATTCCTCCAATATTCTAGTCATAATAAAACTAACAGATACAGGGTACTTATTAATAGTTTCCTTTAAGTCTTTAATAAGATCATGTGCTGTGATTGTTAGTCGTTTTGTTTTCACACTCCTTAGCTTCCTCATCTTTGTGGAAGCTGTAAAGAATGATGGACTCAAGACACCTTCGTTGTATAATTCTATAGCGTCTTTCATGTAGGATCTGACTGTCGTATTCTCTATTGCAGCAGTCTCCTTTATAAAGTTAACGTCGTCCTCTGTCATAGTGAGGTTGACATTCTTCTTGATAGTTCTTTCTTCTCTGATCTCATTGGTCTGTTGACTGATCCATTTACCTAAGCACATACCCATCAGCCTAGACAATGGGATGTCAATGTGCTTAGCTGCTAGGTAGTAGTCTTGGAAGTCTATAAGATCTATGTTAGTATTGATTCTTCTAAAGCGTTCTTCATTAATAGAAGTGTGGTGCTTACCAAACCTCATAGCCCTATCGAATCCATACCTAATCTTCCAAGACATCTCATGTATGTGAACCTTGGCTAACCTCATCATGTCACAGGTGTTATACTTACTGAAGATCCTTATGTTATTGTACAGCTTAATGTAAGACCGAGGTACAGATACTGTTGTGATAGCCAGTATCAAAAGTCTTCCCCGTCTGCGGTCAATGCTTTAAGTGCTACCTCATTAATGGTTACACCTTTCCACATAGACTGACCACCTCTTCTCATCTCACGTTCAGGTACTTGAACTATCCTTAGCTTATTGATGAAGCCATCCTTAGTACCAGTGTGGCTGATACCTGCATCATCTGCCCAGTCTAACCAAGCACTGTACATATCATCAACAGCAGTCCACTTACCAGCAGTGTGGGATAGTATGTCATCAGCGAAAGCACCAATAGGATTGAGTGTTCTCTTCATACGGTACACATCTTCGAGTCCTTCCTTCGGCATCATAATATAACCACGAGATACATAGCTCATGATACCTTCGATGGCCCAGTTAGCTATGCCACTTACCTCACTCAGTAGGATAGAGCCAAGGTCATTACGTCCCGGTCTATCTGGTGTGTGAAACCTGCGATCAAATCTAAAGGGTAGAAGTCTAGCAAGCAGTGCGTTACCAGAGTCCTTCATCTGTGGTACATCATTACAGATTAACATGAACCTAGCTGATAGCTTAACTGAATACTGATCTTGAAACTTAGCGTTGATCTGTTGAGGATCACCACCTGATATACTCTTAATAACTTCAAGAGATCTATCACTTCTACCTGTTGGTTTGTGTGCATCAGGTATTAAAGCTAAGCTCTTACCAACCAGTGGTGCTATGCCATGCTCAGTACTAAGAGAGTTGAGGTTGGTAGTGGTACAGTTCTGCTTACCTACCAGCTCTTCGATTACATTCTGAATGGTAGACTTACCTGCTCTAGGTACACCATGTAGTATGCCTACCTTGTGCTGACTAGTATCAGGTATCATCACATGCCCCATCCATTCCTTCAAGGCCAGTGATCTATCACTAGTCTCGCTATCCCATATAGATGCTAAGAACTTACGCCACTCATCACACTTAGCATTAGGATCGTAGTCATACCTAAGCTTGATGGTAGTGAACAGGTCAGAGTGGAAAGGTTTAAGGCTGGTAGTTTTGTTACCACCTGTCCTTAAGTATTCTTCCACATCGAACATGCCATTCTTAAACACGATCAACTTACGTGGGTCACTTGGATATCCAGCCGGTGCTTTACCTGACTTCCAGAAAGGCATGGACTGGACAGGATAATACAAGTAGTTCTTTAAGAAGCTCATCATATTTTCTATCGTTGATCTAGTAGCATTCATGAAATGATTCTGTATTACATTCTTTACTGATGCTTCAGCAACAGGACACCATACATTATCACAGTACATGTAGAAACTTGTATCTAATTTGATGAGGTTGAAGTCACCACCCTCATACTCAGGAGCATAAGGTGGTTGGAACAACTGCCAGATAGCTGCCATGTTCGGGCTCTCTTTAGGGTTGGGTTGTTCTTCAGGGCACACCATAGCTGAAGCATTGGATACACCTGCACCTACCGTAGACCCTGCGTTACCAAACTCATCCTGACTTAGTACGTTACTGTTAATGCCTTGAGCTAATGGGTTAGCTGTTGACTCAGGTTCAGGTGCTGACTCAGGCTCAAAGCTTTCTGCCTCCTCTACCTTGGCAGCGTTAGCTAACCTGTCTGCCTTAGCTGCTGCACTAGCTTCCTTTCTTCTGCGTGTCTTCCATATACTAGAGCACATAGCATCCACCTCTTCTTCATCTAGCATAGGGTCACACCTATTCTCATTGATCTCGTTCATGTCATCCATCAGGTTTTGTAACTGATAGTTGTCATCGAAGTCATGAGTGTGTAGTATCTTACCAGCTATACGACTCAGCTCTTGGTTACGTCCACCTTCAGAGATAGGTTCATCACTGTATGGATCCACATTGAATAGAGCATGAGGGTTTTCAGCAAACCATTCAGCACCCTTAGATTCCCCATCATACTGAGTCACTGTCTTAACAGGCCAGAAGTTAGGGTCACATACATAAGCCAGTAATCTAGGTGGCATGTCAGGTGTGTCATCAGCTAAGGTCTCACCGAAATCATTATCATATTTATAAGATGCACCACTAGCGTGAACAGTTGGTGGTACTACTAAGTACCTCGGCTCTGCTCCTTCACTGGTGTCAGCTATTAAGTCTACACCTATGTGCATACCACCAATGCTTGACATCAGTAGCTTGCCCTCATCTGCTAGATATGGGTGAGTGAAGTAATAATGATTGCCGTTGCCTGTCTTAATACAGATGCCTTCATTAAGTTCTTCCTTCCATTCCTCGTAGAACTCGGTAGCTTCAGGGTGTTTATAGTCAAGGTCAATTGCAATGATGCCTTGTTCTTTACCAACTATCATGCCGACACCACACCCACCGTGGTTGTTGTGTGCATTGTATAAGTTAGTAAGTATCTGGTCTGTTGTTTTGCTAGCACATTTGAACCACCCATTCTTCAGTGGTCGTTTACTTTTATTTACTAAAGGGAAAAGTTTTCTTCCCTTAGATGCGACAGGTTTCACCTCTGCCTCAAAACTTTCGATGTCCATAATATTAATCCTTCAAATAAAACCTTCACATTTGCTAAGAGAAAGAGAGAAGGTGCAACTAACATGCAAGAAATTACACCCCCTCTCTGTCCTCAGCACGGTGGAAGGAAGTCACCGCGTCAACCTCAGCGCCCTGAGTTGCCCCACTTGCGTGAGCAGGGTCACCCACTTTAGGACGCTAAGTATTTTTACAAGCTAGTACTTCATCGGTTCTGAAGCCAATGATATTACCTCTCTGTCTCTAAGTCTTTGTAGATCATTCACTGCACTTGCGTATCCATTAATGTATTTAATAAGCCTCGTCTCAAGCTCATGCAATCTAGTATAAGACGCAGTTAAGAAGATGATTCTTCCTGTCCTCTGCACCTCTAAGATAGTACATCGTCTTTGCTGTGAGACCTCTGTGCAGTACACAAACACTACGTCATCCGTATCATTTGAAGTGAACTGCTTGGTTAAATCCTTTCGGCCTTTACCTAATAGTTTTCTTAGCAGTATCTCAGGCATTGACATATGGTAGGTACATCTCTTACCCCTACCTAGTACAGACCAGAGAGTAGAAGTTTCATCCTCGTGACCAGAGTTAACCCTGTGATTATACATTGGTTGCTCATGGTTTAGTTGGTATGCTATGTCAATACCACCCTCAGCTGTATCAATGTGAGATCTCATTGACATGTTATCCTTCAAGCAGAACTCTATTGAATCAGGGTTGCCTAACTTCTTCAAGCTAATCAAAGCAGTCTTACTAATAGTGAATGCTATCTGACTTACGTGTTCTTTGTTACCACTGTCAGTAATCCTCGTCATCACCATGTCATACAGTGGCTTGGTATCAAAGGGGTGCATTAAATATATACCATCATGTAAAGACTCTGATATATAGTCAGCACCTAAGTGGATGTTAACATCATTCAGATTTCTTTTATTAATCTTCTTCCAAGTAGCGTCATGAGATACGTTGTTATAGTTACTGCTCACTACAGTACTAAGAATGTTTAATAACTTCTCAGGTTTATAGTAAGTGTGGTAGGCAGAGGTAGGGTAGAACCTATCATCCACTGCCATTTGTTTATCTCGATGCCTGTCTTTATACATGTCAACAGTACGGACACCTGAATCACCAATTAATATGTTGAACTCTGTGCTCCCCCTCTGACTACTCTCTAAATCATACTTCATTATCAGTGGCCTGTTACCACTGATAGCTTTCAGTAAAAAAGGGAACTGATACCTTGGTATGTAACATGTACTATTTCTTATGATGTCTTTAAATTGTGTGAGTTGTAGCTGTCTTTCTGCAACATCTACTAAATCACGTGGCCCCATTACTATGTTATCTGCTATGCTCTCTGTCTGCATCACAATACAGAACTGGTCAGGGTAAGACTTGCATGAGATAACTAACTCGTCACCTTCTATGTAGTAGTTTAGTTCATATGATTCAGTCTTCACAAACTCATAGAGCATACTGGCTACGCATGTTAACATACTACCTTCTCCTTTCTAATAAGTTTACAATCTGTTTCACCTTTGAACCATGAGTGAGGGAAGTCACTGTCTACTGTGAAGTCATGGTCACCTACACATGGAGTGTGTAGTACCAGTGTAGGTATGGTTGGTTTGTCAGGCCAGTAGATACAGCAATCAGATATGAATACTATACTATCACAGTCAGACTTCTCATAGATCTCATCGAAAGCTGGAGCCATGTTACTACCTCCACCTCCATTGATAACTATTGAACTTAAATCTAGTTCACCAGCTCCAAAGGATTGAAAGGTTACCTCACCGTCACAAGTTACCAAGTCAATAGCGAATCCCTCTTGATTAATATCCTCAATCGTTACTAAGCAGTCAGGTAGTTGATCTCTCATTGAACCACTAGTATCAAGGATGATACCTAACTTAGGTCTAGTAATCTTAGATCTTCCCGGAGATAAGATACCACCTTGATACCTGCGGTTCATCTTAGTCCAGTCATCTCTATAATCAAAGCCATCATCAGCACCTACAAATTCTCTAACCTCTGGCTCCCATTCAGTAGGTTCACGGTTACTTCTAGCTATCTCAAGCTCAGCGTTAATACTATTAGCACTCTTACCTGATACACCTCTCTCTTCAGAGTCTTTCATCTCCTCTTGTAGCTGATGGTTTCTCTGCATCGTAGAAGCTAAGCGGGTAGCTTCACCTGCTTTCTTTTCTATCTCATCTCTCATTGCATTAGCTTCTGTGTCGTCACCTTCAGGGAACTCAACGTCACTGCCACCTGATCCAGCTTCACCAATGTTACCTTCTTGATCCTCGTCACCTTGGCCTTCACCATCACTACTGTTATCACCTTGATCCTCTTCACCAGTTTCTTGGTGTAACTTCTCAGCTACAAACTCCATAGTCTTACCAATGAATCGGTCTTCTCTTACTGCATCTTCAGGTACATCTAACCCTACCTTTAATAGCATGTTGTTTACACAGTGGTCCATAGCTAGGTTACATATCTTAGCACCCCACTTACCGACTGCTGCCTTACCCCTACGAGCACAGTGAAACAACATGATGTGTCCAATCTCATGAAGGTAGACGAACAAGAACTTGCTGCTGCTTAGACTAGCTGCCCACTTAGGGTTAAAGAATATCTTCAACCCATTGGTAGCTGCCGTTGGTATATCATCACGAGCCTCCACCTTATAGTAGCGTGAGTAAGCTGTCATGTAAATTAGCTTGGTGTCCTTAGTCATGGACACCCTAGCTTTATCTACTAGTAATTGTAGTGCTCTATCTTCATAAGATTCCATAGCCTATGCTCCTAGTACTGCACCATACCTAGACTCATCACCTATTAGGTACTTGAATCCGGGCCATGTTGTCATTACTTTCATAGGGTTAACGATGTTACCCTCGTTGACTAGTCTGGTTCTTAATAGATCCAAGTAGACTGACACCATCTCAGGGTCAACCCTAGCTAGTAGCTTAGCCACTGCCTCACTAGTACCCATGTCAGTGAGCTTAGCTTCTCTAATGATACAGCTATACTCTTCGTATGGATTACTTGGCCAGTCAGCAGTACCATTAAGCAGTGCCATACGATCAGGTATATCACAGTTCATCAGAGCTACGAAGTCATGAGCTCTGA